ATCTGTGTCCCGAGCTGCCGGCGCCGGAACGTGAAAATCATCCAGAACTGTGAGCCGTTCGTGGCCCCGACGATGTTCTGGCCACGCGACCAGTAGGTGTTGCTGAGCCGCACCCAGACGGGGCTGTATTCGCCCAGCGGCGGCTCGACATCAACTTCGAGAACCTGGAAGGTCTTCACGAAGGCCGCGACTTGGCCCAGGCTGTCCGTCACCTCCAGCTTGTAATCGTGGCTGGTCGCGGATGAAAAATCGAGCACGCCGGCTTTCAGAATGTCGATCGTATCGCCCGGCCCGGCATCGGCTGAAACGCGCCCGCCCGCGTCTGCTTCATCGGCCACGAACTGCGCCGTGAAGGGCGGAACGCCGCCTTCGACGGTGTGGCGCGTGATGATGCTGCCGTTCGCCGCGTTTTCGAGGATGGAGCCGCCCGCCTCCAGCAGGCTACTGATCGGCGAGGCGACTTCGATATCCAGCGTCACCACGGTAGACTTGCCGTTGGCATCGGTGACGCGGACGCGCACCGGATGAGTGGTGGCATTGGCGTAGACGATCAGGGTATCGTCGGCCAGCGTGATTTCGCCGGTCAGCGGGTCGACATCGAAGCGACCCCCGGCGTCCTGGTCTACCTCGTCTTCCTGGTCCCAGGCATAACCGAGCGGCGCCTGTCCGCCGATGCCTTCCAGCAAGGCGGCGACCTCGGCGCCGTTTGCGTGAACCTCTGAAACCAGCAGCCCGGTATATGTGAGGCTCTGTGGGCCAAGGAAAATGAGGACGCGATCTATCAGCACGTCGCGCTTCGTGCTGAGACCTTCGAGCGCGGCCACGCGGGCCACAAGCGTGGCGATCTGTTCCTGGGTGACAGGCATGGGGTATTCCGTTCTGTGGGGGTCAGGCGGAGGGAGTCAGAGAGGCGGCGGAGGGGATGCCATGATGAAAAGCGAGCCATTCATCAGGAAGTAGAGCAGGGCCAGGCCGGCGAGGCTGAGAGCCCCGCCAAGGAGCCAGACCACACGGCCCAGAACTTGCTCCCGGTCGCTGTGGCGCTTCTCCAGCAGCTCGTCCAGCTTATCGTCGGTGGACTCGGCGTCCTTGCTGACGCGATCGTGCAGCTTACCGATGGCAAGCGCCACTTCGGCACGGAAGTCGTGGCGCTGCCGCGTCGCCTCCCGGCGCTCTTCGGCGCAGTCGTTTTCATGCTGGGACAACCGATCATCAATCCTCTTGACTTGCTCCCGAACCATGTCGAGCGCTACACGGATGCCGTTGCCATTGGGGCGCTCGCCATCGCCCGCTCCCATTACAGCGCCTCCCATCCCTCGATGCGCTTGTCGGACAGCGCGATGGATGCGGTGACGCCCGTGCGCTCGCTGAGAAAGACCAGGGCCGGTTCCAGAAAGACTTGCTTGAGCGTCACCACACCGGCTGGCGTGCTGTAACGCTGCCCGGCGGAGAACCATTCGATGCCTTCGAGCCAGTAGCCCGTAATCTGGCTGCCAGGGACGGAGCCGACAGGCAGGCCCTTTTTGCGGATATTGAATATGTCTACATTGATGGTGCTTATTGCCCCGTCCGGCTCGCGATCCGATCCGTTCCAGACGGCAAAAACCATCACCTCGGGCGCGACCGGCTGGCCGCGCGCCTTCATCAGGCGCTCGATGATTCGGGCTTCTTGGGGGGAGAGGTGGATTTCCTTGCCGTCCAGCAGGATCGCGCCAGTGGCCCGGCACTTCCAGGCAAGGGTTTTCTTAGATGCCGTCATGGCCCGGCACCTTCAGCGGGGTTTCCCGCCAGCCGCTGGCGCGCGTCGATCACGCGCCCATCTCAGAAGCTGTCGCGGTCATGTAGACCGGCACGCCCCTCCATAGGCCGGACCAGATGTCGGCGCTAAAGCCCTTGCCGGCCGGGCGCATAATGCGGTCGAGCGTGACCGGCACGGGGACATTGACCCAGACGCAATCGCCGGCCACCGTATAGGCTTGGATACTGGCGTTGGCCTGGGCTCTTTCACCCACAGCCGTCAGCTCGGCGAACTCCATGACGGGCAGCAGATCGAAACAGAAGACCGTGGCCCGGACTTCTTGGCCCGGCTCAAAGGCCCCCGCCTGTGGCGCCGAAACCACAGGTAGAACAGCCAATAGGGCCGCGAGTGCCAAATGACACACTTTCGGCCCGTTAACCTTCATTAACGTAGGCGTTGCCATGCTGACCCTCCCATTAGGGTTGGCGTGCCCTAGCCAGGTCTCGCGTCCGCCATAGCTACGGCGAAGGCGGATCGGGCTGGGCGGGGGCCCAGGCCTCTGCTGACGACAGAGGCTTGGGCGCCGGAGGACTGGAGGTTGCTATGCTCCCAACTCAGAACATGATTTCAGCGGGCTTGCGGGTGTTCCGCGCTACCCAGCCCGCCGACGAAGCGGCCGAGAACAAGCTGGTGAGCGATATCTGGCTCGCCATGGAGGCCACCAGACAGGCCGCTCGGGCTAACCCATCGCCAGAGCAGCGTGAGGATGCTACAGCCTTCAAGGCGGCGCTGGACGGCTAGCGCGATTGGCGCAGACGTTCCTTGGCCGCGTCGATGTCGCCGTTGACGATCACGGCCTTGTCTTTCAGGGCCTCCAGAAGCACTTCGGTTTCGCTGGGCTCTTTGACCTGCTGGGCAAGGTGGGCCTCATATTCGGCCATGATGGCGGCCTGCCGGGCCTTGTCCGGCGCCGGGCCAAGGGTCTTCTCGGGCCAGCCGGTCAGCTCCATTTCGCCGGTCTCCAGGTTCTCTTTCGTGCGGATGCCGGGCTCGTGGTTGAACTTCCAGCCCAGGGCCATGGCGAGGCTCATCACAGAATCTCCCGGACGGTGATTGTGGACTTGGGGATGCCGCCGAACAGCCGCGCCCCGCCGGAGCCGTTGAAGGTGGTCGTGCCAGCAGTTGAGTTGCCCGCATGCACCTTGAAGGTGATCTCGCTGGTGCCAGGGGAAGGCATGCTGTGCTTGAAGGACAGCCGCATCGCGCTACCGCTGCCCGCGTTCTGCACTGAGGCGGCATGAAGTGCTGCCGCCACCGCGTCTTGAAACAGAGCGGCGATCATCTGCCCGCCGCCCGCGCTGCTGGCCAACTGCAGGCTCACATCGATTTCGAGCGTGCTGGTCGAATAGTATGGCGTGAAGGCGAACTCTATGTACGGGTCGCCTTCGTCGTTCTGTGGCGTCGTGTCATCGAAAACCATCAGGGTAGTGCCGGTGTCGACCGCGATAAAGGGCTGGCTCCGCTCCTGCACTACCAGGGCATTGTCGGCGTCGCGGAAGCGGAACACCTCGGTTGCGCCGAACATAAGCGCGATATAGGATGTGCCCGCGTTGTAGAAGGCCTTCAATGAGGCGTAGTTGGCTTCCGAGGCAGAGCCGAAGTTGATCGTCGCCTCGTCGGCATCGGGGTGCAGGAACGACATGCCAACGTCGGCGTCGTCCTCGATCGTCAGGTGATCCGCACCCGCCGGGGCCGCTATGGCACCAGCCGAGCCCATGAAGATGTGCAGCGGCCCGTCCGGCGTGCTGGTCGTGTCGCCGACCAGCAGCGGGTTGTCCATATTGATCTTCGTATCCGAGACGACCAGCCGTTCGGAGGTCGCTGTATCGGTAATGCCCGACGAAGCACTGGCCAGATCGACGCCCGAAACCGGGTCGGCGGTCCAGATCGTCACGTCGCCGGCATCTTTCAGGACCAGCTTGTAATTCTCGCCGTCGAGATAGACCACATCGAAGCGCCCCGCCGCGTCCGCCACGATGGGATTGGCATGCGGCGTCGTCAGGGTCTCTTCCGAATAGGTCGCCTTGGGCGTCGAAGTACCGGACTCGTAGCTGTAGAGCAGCGCACCCGAGATAGGGTCGCCGTTGCTGTCGAGCGCCGTCAGGACCGGCTGGGTGAGCAGGGGCATCGAGGCAAACCCTTGGTTGGGAAGGGGCGAAACGGGCCGGCGAAATTCCGGTTGCAAGCAGGCCCCCAACAGCCCCACATTTGGGGCATGCTGAGAACAGCCATCGTGGCGGCGGCCCTGCTGCTGGCCGCCTGTGAGATAGACAGCGGTATCGACTATGCCGCCGAAGCCAGGGCCGATGACGCGCTCTGCCAGTCCTGGGGCCTGCAATACGGCAGCGACGATTACGGGCTCTGCCGCATGCAGCTAAGCTCTGACCGGGAAGCCCGCTATCGGGCGGCTCTCGGGGCCTGGGGCGCCATGAGCGGGTTTCAGACGCCAACCCTGCAGCCGCGCCGCACCCTGCCCAGGCAAACCCACTGCGCCGTGGTGGGCGACTGGCTCAACTGCACGAGCTATTGATCACCAGCCCTCCAGGGACGTAAAATCCGGCCATGGACGGCTCTGTCGGCGACTTCTTCCGCACCATGGGCGCCGTGCTGGCGGCCAACCTGCTGACCGTCCTGTTCATCTATGCCCTCACCCAATACGGCAAGCTTGAGCGGGCCGGGCAGGAACGCCAGCCGGGGGCAGGACAGCACATCGGGACCGTCCTGCTGGTGCTGGGGTTTCTCTTTGCAGGCCTCTATGCGGCCGGCTTCTTCGACGGCGCGCTGGCCCGCTTCACTGAGTAGCTTCGCGCGTCGTCTGCTGCGCAGCGCCCACCGCGACCGGGATATCGAGCGACCGCAGAGCCTCCATCATGCGCTTGGAGCGCACGACATGCTGGACGGCCTTCTGCATCGTTTCCGGGTTGCCGCTCACCAGTTTCTCGGCCACGCTCTGCGCCACTCTCTGATCGATCTTGCGGCGCGCGAAGGCCCCCGCGACACTGGCGATCGCGATGGCCTGCCAGCCGATATCCTGGCCCGTGAAGGCCTGGATCCCCGCCACGCCGCCACCGGCCATGCCACCAGCCAAGCCTAGTTCAAACAGTTGCCGCGCCGTGGTGCTGTTGCCTTGGACGGCCGAGCGCGCCCGGTCCATCAAGGACTCCACGCGCAAGAAGCCCTCCAGCTCCTTGGCCTTCTCGGCCCCCACGGCAAGCCCGATCTTCTGCCGTGCCTGAGGCGAGCCATAGATGGCCGAGACGACATTGCGGTTGTCGCTGATCCGGCTGATGCGCTCCAGCAGGCCCGTCACAAAGCCTTCCTCGAAAAGCTTCTTTTCCGCCGGGCTCATCTTTTTCAGGGCCGCAGCCGCTTCGGCTGGTGCCATGGTGCTGGAGATAAAGGTGTCACCTGCCTCCAGGGCATCCTGGGCACCAAAGAAACGCGCCGCTCCCGCGCGGGCCTCGGCATAGGACGGCACGACGCTGTCCAGTTCAGCAACCAATTGGTTCTTGAGGTCGCGGGCGTCGGCTGCCGCGCTCTTACGCCCGGCCCGGTCCAGGGTCGCGATCTGATCGTCCAGGTTGCGCTTGACGTGATCCCAGAACTGCAGGCTCGGCAAAGCCCTGGAGCCGTCCGGCTGAACCGCCGGAATGAGCTTTTCGTCCTTCGTTACGAAGGGATTCTTGACCGGCTTGAAGCCATCGGCCGCCGCCCGGTTGGCGCCCGTCCGGGTTGCCCGGCGGATCGCCGCCTGGACGTCCGGTGCTTGGCTGATCTGCTCCAGGGTGTCGCTCCAGACGGCCTCGCCCTCCTGGTAGGCTTTCGCGTAAGCCGGCTTGTTGGCCTTCCGGGCCGCCGCCTGCAGGGCCTCTCGCGTGCTTAGCTCGCCCCCAGCCGTAACCCGGTGGCCAAGGAAGCCTTTCAGGAAGCCCCCGATGCGCTCGCCCTGCCCGGCGTAGCGCTCGCTGATGGCACTGGTCAGGGTTTGCCGGCCCTCCGGCGAGGTATTGGCCGCCGAACGGGCTAGAGCCCTGGTGGTCTCCCCGCCCCGGTCGATGTTCATGACCGGCTGGCCGCGCGCCTGCGCCGCCGTGGCCTCGGCCTCGCTCAAGGCCGGCTGTGGCAAGCGCTGATCCCGCTCCAGGGCAATCCTGACACGGCGCTGCGCTTCTGCTTCCGGGTTGACCGCACCACGAAATGGCGTAGTCGCCTTGCCCAGCAGGGCCTTGCCGCCCCTGACCGCTGCTGCCGTCCCGGTGATGGCCGCCGGCACCGCAGCGCCCGTCACGCCACCCACCGCCGCGCCAGTCACGGCGCTTTTCAGGCGGTCCTCCATCCCTTCGCCGGAGCCGAAGCCATAGACCGTGCCATAGCCCGCGCCCGCCTTGGCACCCTGGACGGCGCGCCGCACCAAGGAAGTCCCCTCGGCCACCTTGGGCAGAAGGCCGGCCCCGGCCAGCGCCATGCCGCCGCCCACCTCGCCGGCTATCCGCAGGGACGGGTCGATCGATTCATCCCGCGCCCGTTCGGCCGCCAGCCGCTCGCTATAGGTGCCCTCGCCCTGCCCGCCCACTCCGGTCACACGGGAAGCGGCGGCCGCGAACTCATCGGCCAAGGTGCCGGTCATGCCGCTGGCCAGCGAGCGCACCAGATCGTCCACCGTCGATTTCGAGGCCTGGAACTTCAGATACTCGGGCGTCGCCGGGCCGGTTTCCTGCTGCACCGGCTCACGCTCCAGCAACAGGTCCGTATAGGAGCCCCGTGGGGCGGCTTGGGAAGGCGCCTGAGTGGCGTCGGGCTGCGGAGGGGCGCCGGGCACCCCTTGCCCCACAGGCCCGCCCTGAGGCGCTACGGGCGCGCTCTCTAGCAATAGATCGGTGTACTGGCCCATTTGCCTGCCAATATTTCACGTGAAATGGGTACGGGAGACCGACATTAGCGAGCCGCCGGGACTGAAAAGTACCGATCCCCGCGTTTCACCACTTCAAACCCCCGCGCCACCTCGGCTTCAACGGCCTTGCTCCATGTCGGGTGACTGTGCCCTTTAAGCAGGATGTAACTTTCAGCAGGCAGGCCATAGCGCCGCTGCTCTTCTGGTGTCGTCTCGGCGACAGAGCCCATGTGCCCCTGGTTCTCTCCCGCCTCCGGGCCGGCTGGCGTCATGCCGGCGGCACGCGCTCGGGTGTCGTCGTAATTGGCCCCCTCTGGGTCAAAAGGGGCGCCCGAGCGGCTACCCCCGGAGCCGCTGATAGAGCCGCCGCCGGAGTTGCCGCCGCCGCCTTCACCACCGCCCATCCCGAACACGGCCTGCAGCCGGGCCTTGACTTCGGCCCGCACGGCGGCGTCGTCCAACTCGGGGCTGGCCGCGCGCACCTGCTGCTCGATCTGCGCCCCCTGCTGTTCGATGACCTCCGGCATAGTCTCTAGCGGCGTCTGGGCCGCATAGGACATGGGATCGAGGCCCTGCTTGAGCGCGAAGCTGTGACGCGCGGCGGCGAACGTGAGTTGTTTCGTCACATCGTCCATCTTGGACTTAAACTCAGTCGGGCTATCGCCGTCGAATACGCCCTCGCCAGCATCGGGGGCCGCCTTGCGGATACGATTGGCCTCGGCCTCGCTCATCTGAGCGCCCGTGATTTCCTTGATGTAAGTATTGATGTTTTCGATGGCGAGACGCTGAAAAGTCGAAAAGTCGGAAAGGACCGCTTCGTCACTTTCGGACAGCTTAAACCCAAGTTTCTCCTTCCCGGCAGCCCAAGCAGTATTGAGCCGGGTGCCAATCTCTAGATATTCCGGCTTGAACGACGCGCGAATTTGGTGAATTCTGGCAAGACCCTCCGCCGCATTGATTTGTTTCTGCTGCAGATTGGTCTTGGTCGTGGGCGTCAGGTCGCCCGCCCCCGCCGCGCCCACGGAGCCGGTCACGAGCGTGAATCCGCCCTGCCCGTCGCTCTGCAGCTTGAGCCCGGTCGGGATCGGCTGCAGGGTGCCGCCCGAAGCCTGAATCTCGGCCTCGGTGGCGAACTGGAGCTGGTTCGTCTCGCTGTTGAACGCGCCCTTGGTTGTGACCTTCTCGGGCTTGTCCGGCTTGAAGCGCGGCCCGCCGCCGATCCGCTGCCAACCCTGGGCGGTCAGCTCTTCCTGCACTTCCTGGTCGCCCAGCGTGCGGGTCCGCGTCGGGGCCGCCTTGGGCTGGAACAGGTCCGGCACCTCACCGCCCAGGGCCGCGATCTCGGCTCGGGCCTCGGCCAGGAAGGCGTCGGAATAGTCGGGCGGGAAAGCAGCTCCGGGAGCGGCTTCCTGCAGGGCCGGCAAGCTGCGTTGATAGAGCGTGGAACGCTGCTCGGGCGATGCCATTTCCAGGGTCTCGATGATACCCGAGACGACGCCCGCCTTCTGCTTGGCCACATCCATGTCATACTGCTGCTGGCCCTGGCGGAATTTCTGCGCCCCCATGGCCTGCTCGGGCGCATAGCCGTAAATTCGCGCCAGCGCATTTTCATCGCCCTGCACGGCCGCTGGCAAGTCCTGGCCCAGACGCCGTTGGGATTCCATCTTCTGGCGCATCAGGGCGTTCTCCATGCCCTGCCGTTCCTCGGCCTTCTGCTGGGCACGGATGGTCAGTGCGTTGTTGACCACGCGCCCGATGTTCGGCTGGTAAACCTGCTGCACCATCGCTCAGCTCCAGTAGCCGCGGCCGAAATAGGCTTCGTCGTTCTGTGTCGGCCGGCGCAGGGCGTTTTCCAGGATCATGGCATTCAGCGCGTTCTCCACCCCGGCGTTGACCGAAGAGGCCGCGCCCGTGAAACCCTCGCCCGTCGCCTGCCCGGCGGCCATGATCGGCGCCATGCCGGTTCCGGTAGAGCCCAGCACGTTGGAGCCCAGCGTCGATTCCAGCCCGGCCGAGCGCGAGGCCGCATCCAGGCCGAATCCCGCCAGTTGCGCGAGGCGATTCTGATAGTTGCCGAACTCGCTTGAAGCCAGGCCCTCGCCATAGCGCTGCACGGCCTTGATCTGTGGGCCGGACAGCGTGCGGCCACGGGCCGAAGCGGAACGATCCAGCGCCTTGATGCCCTCACCCAGGCGGAACTGATAGCCAGGCGTCTCGGTAAAGCCCGCGAAGTCGCCCCTGGTCGTGGCCGCGAGCCGGTTATAGGCCTCGGTGCCGGGCTCCAGAAAGGGCTTCAGATAGGACAGGCCGCGCTTGGTCGCGCCCCTGGCCTCCAGCAGGTTGACATCATAGAGCCCGCCGGCCCGCTCGGCCGCCTCACGCTCGGCCGCGGCAGCCTGCGAAGAAGCATAAATACCCGCACCGGCGCTGATAGCCGAGGACGCCAGCAGGGCCGCGCCTAGTCCGATAGCCATCTAGCTTACCTCCATCACCCCGGCGTCCCGGAGCCCTTGCAGCAATGCGTTGAAATCCGCCTGAGCGGTACTGTCAGCCCAACCCGTCGCATCCGCCTGTGCGGGCATTTTCAGCACCCCACCGGCCCGGTTCTGGCGCGCCCCTGTCAGCCGGCCGATGATCTCGCTCCAGAACAGGTGGGCCTCCTGGTCGAAGGCCTCGCCGCGCTGTATTGTCTGCGGAATCTCCAGGCTGCGGTTAGCCACCAGGCGCCTTCTTTCTTAGGGCCGAGCGCACTTCCGCGGCGATCTTCTCCTGCGCCGGTGTGAAAAACCCGCCGGCGTAGTCCTCACCACGGCCCAGCATCACCGCATGAATGGCCTGGTCAGCCCAAGAGCGATCAACCCAGGTTTCGAATGGCCGCTGCTCGCCATAGCGCTCGCGCGCCTGCTCGTACTGCCATCGCAGATCATCCATTTGGTCAGCATCAAAGCTGTCAACGAACTGCCGCTTGAGCGAACGAAACTCCGGATCGTCCTGTGTCAGAAAGTGCAAATGCTCGCCTTCGATCATCTGTTCCGTCGTGGCCCAGGGCGCCGTTTTGTTCGTGTTGAACTTGATGGCCGGACGCCCTTCTCCATAAAATGGATTGTCTGGCTCCGTCGCTGGAAAAGCCTCAACCGGGTAAGGCCCCGTCCCCGTCGAAATGATGGTGCGCATGTCGCCCAGCCTGGGATTTTGCGCAAAGACGCGCGCTGTGGCATGCCTAAGCGCATTGTCTCCGCCGCGCATCTCAAAGCCGTACGGGCGCTGCAATTGCGACAGAGCGTTTTCCTCCGGGTTAAGGGTGTTCATCCTAGAAAGAAAGTTCTCAGCCACTGACCGCCTGCCCGTCCATGTAGCCGCCCCGGATCGTCACCGGCACGGGATCCGAGACCGTCACGCGGAAGACCCGCTCCCGGAAGCTGCCCAGCCGTGTCCAGAAGGCCCGTTTCTTGAACTTGCCCATCTTGCCGAAGCCGCGCCAGCGCTCCTTGGACCAGGTATGGCCGCCGTCATCCGACCATTGCAACATGGCCTGCGGATCGCTGCCCTGACCGCTCACCAATCCCTGTCCTGGGCCGATATCCAGCTCGAAGCGGTTCACCGTCACGAGATCGCGGTTGCTGTGCGCGGGCGCGAAGGTGAAAAGCCGCTGAATCGTCGTGCCATTATCATCCCCATAGGTGGGGTCCATGTCGAACAGCGCCCCGGTGTCGCAGCAGGACACGATGTGCTTGCCATAGACGAAAGCGTGTCTCAGCGGACGCCACTGGCCCAAGCTGGCGTTCTCTGCCGTGCGGCTGTCCCGCTCGTGCCACAGGCCCGTCGTGGCGTCGAAAACCCAGGTGGCATTACGCCGGAAACTCAGGCAGTAGAAGCTGTGGCCTTCCTGCGTGTAGGCGAAAGCAACTGCTTCTTCCACATTGTCGTAGCTCTCGATCTTGCTCTCGACCGCGTGCGTCGAAACCCGGATGGGCTGAAATCCATTGTTGCGGTAAACGACGTAGCCGCCTTCACTGGCCGGGCCACGGCCGAGCCAGAACACCGAATTGTCCAGCCGGGCGATCGACTCCACCGCCACCACGCCGCGTTCGATCACCGCGCCCGACACGCGCTCCAGCGGGAAATCGGGGTCGCCGGAGTTATACCAGATTTCGATCGTGCCCCGGCCGAACAGCCACGCGACCTGGTGGTCGACCACGACCGCGACCAAGTTGTCCGGCGCCGCTTCGGCGGTGGCGAAGTCCAGCGCGTCGAAGGTCGTGCCGTTGTACTGGCCCGAGATGAAAAACTCGCCCGTGCGCGGCTGAATGAAGATGAAATAGCCGTCCAGGTAGGCAACATCGACCGCACCCGGAAAGTCCGGGTCGGTGATCTGCACCAGACTCATGCCGTCATAGATGTAGCCCTTCTCGCCCGACACGATGGCCAGTTGGGTGCCGTTGTCCGCCATCTTGGCTGGGCCTTCGCCGGCGATCGTGCCCAGCAGCGATGCCACGCCGTTCGCATCCACGCGGTAGACCTCAGTCCCAGAGACGACGAACAACACCTCGTTCATGACGTGCTCACCACGAAGTGGGCCGGCGGACGCGACGGAAAAGAGCGCTAGGCCCGGCGTACCCAAGAGCACCACGGGCGTCTTTTCGTCGCGCGGCGCCTTCTCGGCATAGAGGTTGACCACCTGCTGCGCCGAGATAGGGCGCGCGCGGTGCTGGTAGGCCTGGATCGCGAAAGGGGCTGGTTGCACGGGCGGTCACCGATAGGGGTAGTTGCTTTCCATGCGGCGCAGCATGGGGTCGACCGGCACCTCCGGTGCTTCGGCGATCATGGAATGCAGAACGGCTTCCCAATTTCTCACGTCCTGCACCAGGTCGGCATCCGCGCCGGAGCCGAACTCGTTGGCGATGTGCTTGGCCAGGATCAGGCGCAGCCCGAGCCGGTGCGTGTCCGGCACCACCACGTCATCAACAAGCGCCAGATCGACGTGGCTCGCCATGATGCCCTTGGCCACCCAGCCGTGCAGAATCTCGTTCAGCAGCGCGAGATTGTCCGCCACGGCCTCGGCCGACAGTTCCTCGCCCTCAGCCAATACCCTGGCCCGGCGGGACGCGCGGGTGATAACGTCGAGAGCTGTTGCCATGGTCTAGCCCTCCATCTGGGCCGCAACGGCGTCATTCGCGCGGCGCACAAGCTCGCCGAAGTTGCCGCACCAGACCTTGCGGCCGACGTGCCACAGCGTCATGTCGGGATCGAGGAAGACCTTGCCGCCGGACGCGCGCCAGAGCCGGCAGAAAAACGCATCCTCGCCGGTCAGCTTGCCGTCCGCGATCGGCGCCTGAAAGAGCCCGTAAACCTCTCGCCCGTCAGCGGCCTGATAGCGCGTGTCAGGATGTGCCTTGATCAGCTTCTCGATCGCGCGTCGGCGGATTTTCAGGAAGCCGGTTCCCATGTAATCCACCTCCACCAAACCGCTGGAGCTGGGCTTTAGCCCGGCCACGTTGTAGGTCTCCACGCCCTCGCGCTTTTGTGGGTAGGCGCCGCCGATCACATCATGGGGCGAGAGCGCCAGCCGCAACGCCGCCTCGGGCTGCCAGCCGATATCGGCGTCGATGAACAGCATGTCGGTCGCGTCCGTGGCGAGGAACCAGGAGACAAGCTGATTGCGCGCGTCATGCACCAGCGCGTTGCCGATGATGACGCCGTGCGTATAGTGCACGCCGTTCCGGGCCAGCAGGGCCGTCGTGTCGATCAAGCTCTGGTCGTACTCGCTTACCGTCTCGCCGGAGTGGCTCGGTGTCGCGATATACAAATGCCTGGCCGTCATTCCGGCGCGTCCAGTGCTTCCAGCATGGCGATCATCTGCTTGGTCGTGGTGCCCGGCACTGGCCCCTTGCCGGCGCGGCGCTTGATCTCGGCCCGAAGTTCCTTGAAGCCGTAGTGGCCATAGGGCGGGAGCATGGTTGCCTCTGTGCCGTCTGTGTCGGAGGCTTCCTTGGCGGGCGGCCTCTTCCAAGTCGGCGCCTCACCCACTGCCGCCGGGCTATCGGCCCATCCCTCAGGCCGCACACCGTCAAACAGGTCTTTTTCGATCGTGCCGTCAGCCGCGCGGCGGTAGCCGTAGCAGGGGCTGGCATACGCGCGTAGCCGGCGCTGAATTTCACCGTCGCTAGGCTGCATGGGAGGTTGTCCCTTCGTTGTCTTGGGCCAGGAGGGCCTGCGCCAAGTGCTCGCCGACCAGCTCGACCTTGATCGCTATCGCCATGGCGGGGATCAGTTCGGCTAGGTATTCGGCTTGGACCAGCATGGCCGGCGAGGTCAGCCAGGAACGGCCCCCAGCCTCGACATGGACCACGTCCGCCGGAATGTCGCCGCCATAGACATGCGAAGTAGCACAGCGGTGGTAGCAACTATCGGCGCCATAGAGGGCAACGCGGCGATAGCCGATCACGGCAGCCAGTATCGGAGCGCGGGTCATGACCGTGGACCCGCCCGGGATATCGTCAGGCGCCATCTTCTCGTCGCCCTGCGGCGGGTTGTAGAGCGTCACATCCTGCCCGGCCAAGGCATCAAAGACGGCCGGATTGCAAATCGAGGCCACGAACCAGCGCGTGCCCGGAGCAGGACGGCGGAACAGCTCCGCCATGGCATCCTCGGGATCGAGCACCATCACGTAATCGGCCATGCGGCCCTGATCCTGCAGCCAGTTGTAGGCACCATTGAGCGCCATGACCTGGCCCGGCCAGGCAAGGATTTCGTCCAGATGTTCACGGGCGGACGAACCGCCGCCCACGACCGCCAGCGGCTCGTTCCGCTCCGCTTCGGCGGCCAGCCAGGGGAGCCCCAGACCGGCCGCCATCTCGCGATTGCGCCGTACCACCTCAGGCGGGCAGACGCAAATAACCCGGCGCATCAGGTTGCGCAGAGCCCCTTGGTGCGCAAGAGCGCGATCACGGCGTTGACCGCCGTCGACAGGTTCGTGACCGTGATGTCCGAACTGGCGATTGCCACGCCCTGTGCGGTTGCCTCGGTGCCGTGGAAGCCGATCGGATCGGTCGCGCTCTGGCCGATGATCTGGCCGTCGGGACGGCCGTCGGAAAGCTGAGGACCAGCCATTGTGTTCACTCCATCTTGAAAGGGGAAAGCGGGAAAGGGGCGCTACGGCCCCTCGCCCGTCAGGGTTACGTCGAGCCGCTCGCGCGGGTCGCCAGATCAGGATAAATTGAGCGGACTCCATAGAGGACATCGAATCGCCACATGCTGCGGTCGTTGGTGCCGTCATACGTGCTGATGACACGCACCGAGAGCCCGTTGTAGGACTCGCGGGCCTTCTTGACCGCCGCATCCGGCAGTTCCATCGGCACCATGGCCAGCGCGAAAGCCGACTTGTGGAAAGCGAGGTTCTGCCGGTAGGACGTGACCGCCGTGCCCATGTAAACGATCGTCGCGCCATCGCCCGGAGCCGCCGAAACGGTCTGATAAGGACCGCTGGTGATGATCGGCGGGCTGATGGTGAGCGTCGTATCGAGCGTCGTGGTGCCGTTCGTGGTCACGTCCGCCTTCAGCACGAACTGCTGCAGGAAGCTGAGCGTGGCCTTGGACACGGGATTGACCGCAAACACGCCGTCGATCGTGAACACGTCGCCCTGCTTCAGATCCTCAGAGGCCGTCCAGCCATCGGTCACGAGCGACTGCTCGCCGGTGTCCTTGGATGTCAGGTAGGTGACACCCTGACCAGCGCCATCCACCAGCGGCGTGCCGGTGCCGGTGCCAACCGTGTGCGCCACGACGTTCTGGGCCATGTACATGTCCATGTTGCCCGTCATGGGCAACTTGGCCTTCTGCAGGGCCGTCCTGGCCACATCGGAGATCGCCGGCAACTGTGAGAACGAGCCGATCAGCCCCCAGTGGTCGGTCGGGGACAGGACCATGTTCCGCGGCAGAGGCACGGCCATCTCGTCAAGCCGCAACGGGGCCTCGGTGAGATCGGCGAAGCTGTTAATCGTCTGGCCCGGGTCGCCGACCCAGTTCCACACGTCCTTGTAGAGGCCGAACAGGTCCATATCGACCCTATTGGCGATCTGGATCATGGCCGGCTTGACGTAACGCTCCGAGAACTTGTCGATGGTGAGCGTCAGGTCGCGCGAGAGGAAGTCGATATCAACGCCGCGCTGGCGATCCACCGTGAGCGACACCCTGCCCTCGGTGGTATCCTGCACTTGCGCAACGTTGCCTTCGCGGACGGTGTAGCGCACCGGCCGGCGAATCCTGACCGTCTCGCCGATCTTGGTCTCGCCAAACTCGGCTTCGTAGTCCCGGTGCACCAAGTTGGCCATCACCAGGGAGTTCTCCAGTTGCCGCAACGCCTCCTTGGCGATCACGTCCGGAGTGAGAAGGGTATTGCTCATTTGGGTCTCCATCGGACCCGCCGCGTCCTAGGCCGGGCGGGTTCTGGGAATGCCGACGCCTCACGGCGTGGGCTGTTGCGGGATCAGGCGCCGATGCCTTCCTTGCGGTTCATCTCCGCGCGGTACTGCTCATACGGCAGGTCTTCGGTCTTCGTGACCGGCACGTCCCCGCCGCCAAGCGGCTTCACGGGAGCGGGCGCCTCTGTGGTTTTCGCTGGCTTGGGAGATGGTCTTGCGATCCTTTCCTCCAGCCGGCCGATCTCACGCACCTGAGCGATCTCGCCCATTTGGGCGATGCGGCGCGCCTCGTCGGGATGGGTGCCGAGGTGATAGGCGATGTCCGGACCCAGATCACTCTCCATGATGGCGCCGGCCATCCGGTTCGTGCAGGGCCAGGTCGGAACCTCCTGGTTCACCACGTCATCGAAATCGTCGTACTTGTCGCGGGCGGCCTCGCAGCGCTCCTCGTAGGAAGCGGCAATCTTGTCCGCCTCCTGGTTCTGCGTTGCCGTCTGGTCCGCCTTGCGGCGGGACTCCTGTTCCCGTTCCAGCCGTTGCACGGCCCGGGCTTCCGCTTGGTCAAGCACGTACTGATCGCGTGCGTTGAAGTAGTCGTCCTCGGTATCGAACGCATCCCGCTTGGGCGCAGCCGGGGGGGCAGGCTTCTGAGACTCACCGCCGCGCATGCCCTTGATCTCGCCGCGAAGTTCGGCAATCTCACGGTCACGCACAGCAAGCTCGGAATCGAAGTGCTGCCTGTCCTGGTGGCGCTGTCTTGAGAGTCGGCCAAAATCTCGGTCAAGCTTGCTGCCCTTCCTGGGCTTCGGCTTGTCGGCGTCGGTCTCTTCGCCGGTGTCCGCCTCTGTGTCCTGGCCCTCAGTGGGCTCAGGCTTCGCGGGAGCGGCCTCCGCGCGCTTCCCCTCTTCGCCTTCGACCGGCGCGGGCGTGGTGCCCTCGACCGGCTGTGTCGGCTCGGGAGAAGTCTCCGGGCCTGCAGTCTGGCCCTCCGTCTCTTGCGTCATCGTGCTTCCTTTCGGAGTTGACCGTCCATCACTGCATGACGGACGGCTCGGTCATCGGGGACCGGCCTTCAAGCGCTTCAAGCACCTGGGCCACAACCTGGCTGGTCAGGTTCTCGAAGGCCTCCCCGGTCATCTGAAGCTGAATTTGCGCCAGCATGGCTTCCACCTCGGCCTTCACGGCGTCGGCTTCGGCTTCCTTGGCCTCGGCTTCGGATTTCTGCAGCTCGATCTGCTGCTTCATCATCTGCATCTCGCCCAGAACCTGCTGCATCTGCTGCGCCTGGTCGGGCTGCTGCTGTTCCTCGCCTTCCTCGGGCTCGGCAATGCCTGGAGGCAGCGCCTTGCGCAGGCGCTTGGCAAATTCCTCGGCACCCGGCCAGTCCATGTTTTTGGCGATCAGGTCGGCCACCAGAGCGGCCGTCGCGGGCGCGGCCTGCACGAAGGCCAGCATGGAATCGGCCGCCTCGGCACGCTTGGTCGTGAAACTCGGGCCGGTATCGACCTTCACGTCGTACTTGCCGACCGACAGGTCCATCACGGCCGTGCTGCCGTCGTTCTTCTTGAACGGCGCATAGAGCCGAACCGTTTCTTCGGTGTCGTCCTCGTTCAGGATGCGCACAATGCGCTCGCTGTCATAGATGCGCGGGATCAGGTCGACCAGGATGCGCCCGCCGTGGCGGATCGCGTGACTGAGATTGTCGGTATAGACGTAAGTGCCAACATCACCCTGCCGCTCGCGGGCCAGGATCGCCTTGCCGGACTTCTCCGCACTCTCCGCACCCAGCGAAGAGTCGTAGATGCCCATGGTCGATTTCATGTCATCCGCGGCGATGCCGGATTCCTGCCAGAGCGCTACCGGCGGGCTCGGGGGCGGCTCACGCACGGGGCGCCCTGCCTGATCGTCCCAATTGTACAGCAGATAGGGCTTGTTGGTGGTGTGCGCGTTGTCCCACTGCGGCTTGTGGTTCTCGACCATCTTTGGCGTCGCCAGATAGGGCGACTTGCTGCCGATACCGATCGCCTCCGCGCCGGCCGAGCGCCAGAAATTGTAGAGCCGCTGCGGGTCTTTGGCGAAGCGCACCAAGCCATGGACCCGCGTATAGTCGCCTACGTTGATCTCGACGCCGATCACCGGCACGAAAGGGATATACTTCCCCGGATAGGGCAACGGCCCTTCGAGCACATGCACGCCGGAAAGCTTGTAGACCTCGATCTTATGGCCCTCCGCCATGCGGTCGCGGCGCACTTCGAGGCCCTGGCTTTCGACCAGCAGCTTGCCGACATCCCAGGCGCTGCGCTTCAAGCCCGCCAGGTCGAGTTCCAGGAACCGCCCAGCCGCCATGGCGGCCTTGCCCAGCTCGGCCAGATCGACCACTTGCCCGTCGCTCAGTTGCGCGATGCGCTTCTTGATCTGGGTCTTGACCCAATATTCGGCTATCCGCACGTCCTTGTCGCGCCGCCAATGCGAGAGCCAGTTGCTGTCCCGCTCCGGCAGCCTCACCTCAAAGTCAGCCTTCGACTTGCTGGGCCAGCGCTTCTCGTATTCGGTAAGCGGCATGAACTCGGTAAAGAAAAGATGGCCCATGTCGCTCTTGTCGATCTCGCGCGCGTTATGATCCGCGAAGACCGCAAAGGGGCTCTGAATGCGCTTGAACTTGATGTCCTGGTCAAAAGACATCTCGTCGCAGTAGTCGGTCAGGATGCGAAACCAGCCGACGCCGCAGCGGGTCTGATTCTCGGCCGCCTGCACATAGGCCGCCTTGGCGTCCGACTCCTGCTCGATATGCCGGATCAGCCCCTGGAACACCTTGGCGATATCGGGGTCGGACTTGTCATCAACCGGGCGAACCTTGACCGACGGCGTGTTGAGCCGGATATCGCCCGTCACCTGGCTCACGAACTGCGGCATGCGGTTGATCGTGAGCATCGGCCGGCCCTGGGCCTTGCGCTGGTTCGCGATATCCTCGGGCCACTGCTCGCCGGCCGCAAACTTCATGTCGTCAAGCTGCGGCTCGCGGTTCGGCTCCTCAAAGGCCGCGATCTGCTCGAAACGCTCGCGTGCCTCGTCAAGGATTTCCTGTTCCTTCTCCTTCGAAAGCGCCATGCTCAGCCGCCCATCCAGGCGTTGGGGCTGTGCACGACAGAGCGGAAGTCATCGACTTTCACACGCGGCTGAATTGTCAGCGCCAGTACCGCCGCGTCGCCACGATCCGGGGAATGGCCGAGCCGCTTGATGATGTCTTTCTTGCTTTCCACCAAAATGCCTCTCGTGGTCAGCCGCCAGCGCGGCGTGCAGAGGTCCGCCAGCAACTTCGGGTCATCTGGCAGGGCGATATCGATGCCATGCTCGGGGTCCAGGGCTTCGCGCATGCCCCACCACCATTCGGCCCGCCTGTTGTAAAAGCCCAGCTTGCCGGAACGATCGCGCGCGCTACTGTCTTCGACGCCGTTTGCAGCCTCAGCCGGGACACCAGCCTTCATCAAATGCCCGTAGGCTTCTGCGCCCCACCCGCCGCCAACATCGACATTGACTTGGGCGCCATCACGAAGATGCTGCACGACCATGCCAGCCACCCTCGGGCCGTCTGGCGTGTCCTTGCCGGGAACGCAAATCAGCTTGCCGAACCATTTGTCGTGCCGCGGCGACAACACGGTTTCGGCCGGGCCACCCTGGGCAACGTCAACTCCCATGGTGAGCATCGGCGACTTAGGGCGCTCCGGCGTCCAGCGTTGCACCGCAAGCCGCGCCCACTCGCGCGGGATTACCTGCCAAGGGTGGTCCTCACGCCCTGCCAGGAAGCTACCGCGCAGCATCTGCGACCGCAGCGGCTCCGGCAGCGCCTGGAGGGTTGCCTTATAGCCGGTGGCCATCAGGTAGGGGTTATCGTCAACGCTCGACGGGATGAACGTTCGCGAGCGCGGCGCCACAGGCTCACCCGAGACCATGACCACGCGCGGCCCATCTACCTCAGTGTCATGGCCCTCGGCATCCGATATAAACCAGCGCAGTTCGCCGGGCATCGCCGGGTGCGGGTAACCATCATCGAGCCACGGCGCCCAAAAGTGATTGACCCATTCGCCATCCGTGCTTTGTGGCGGGTTTGTCGCGGCAATCACACGGCAACGCTGCGTCGGATCAGTTGTCCGGTTCCAGGTAATGACAAAGCGGAACTGGAACTCCAGAAACTCGACCACCTCATCGAAGGCCATAAGGTCGTGCGGCTGACCCTTATAGGCGTTTTCGTCGCCCAGGTGCTGCATGCCGCCCCAGCGCAACAGCCTGCTCCCTGGCAACGCCCAACGCTTGTCTTGCGTGTTGCGCCCGGCGCTGCCGCCGACAATTTCGGAAGTGCGCTCCAGAAACGCCTGAAGTTGGGCAAACTCACGACGGAAAACGATGGAGCGGTGGTGCTGGGTCAGAGCTAACCCGATAATCAGGTCGGTCTTCCCGCCGCCTGCGGCACCGCCATAAAGCAGCAAGTCAGCCTGGCTTTCATAGGCCTGCTGTTGCGGCGTAGGCGTATAGGGGTCGCCAACATTGACCAGCGGGCGCCAAGGCGTCGCCTTCATGTCGTCGGCGATCAGACGATCTATCTCGGCGCGCTCGGCCGGGGGTAGCTCGTCATAGCGCGCGACAAGCTCGGAAACGTTCATTGACCCTTTGCCGCAAGGATCGCCGCCAGCCGCTGCTGCCGTTCCACAGGCGAGAGTGCCGAGACATCGGCTGTCTCGATCGGCCCGCCGCCCTCGCCAGTCAGCACCTTGCGCTCGACCAGCTTGCCGGCGCTCTGCAGCACCAGCTTGAGCGGCTCGACCTTGTTGATGAGCTTGAATTTCTTGACCCGGCGCTCAACGCGGGCGTCCCCTCCCTCGCCCACCACGATATTTTCGCATTCGATCTCACCGACAGCCGCTAGAAGCTCGCGCGGCAGATCGTCTAGGCGTTCGGCCCTCAGAAAGTCCTGCATGTTGACGTGGCCCAGGTTCTCCAGGGCCGCCAGCGCGCGAGCAGCACGAATACCCGCTTCCTCGTCGCCGAAAAAATGCTCCCGCGCCCAGGCGAGCGTGTCCCCGGCGTTCATGATCTTGCCGGTTTCAGGGTGGCGCGGACGCGGCCCCTGCAGAATGTTGCTGCAGAGCTTCTTGTACCAGGCGCCCCTGCCATAGGCAGCCGCGCACTCCAGCACGCGGAGCGGTGTCAGGGCCGCCTTAGCGGCACGGACAGAGGAAGTGGATGGCCCCGGGCGGCGGCTTTTCGGGCTGCTCTTTCGCTTGGCCGTCCTGGGGTTATCCTTCATCGTCCCGTCTGACATAAAGTTCGGCGCGCGCCTCATAGGTCTCGCCGCTGCTCACGGTCACGACCACGCAACTGACCGTGTATTCAGTGCCCGCCGTGCCGCCCGAAATGGTCACATTGGCCTTGCGGCTGCTGTCCGACAGCGTATCGCCAGCAAAGGTCAGCCCCGTGGGCGTGCTGGCCCAGGTGGCGGTCGATATCGTATCGCCGGCCAGCGCGGCCCGGAAGTCGAGCGCATAGACCTTGCTCTCGCCAACCGTCTTGTCCGGGAACTGCTTCGGGAGCGTCTTCACCGCGTCACCAGCAAGGTACGGCTTTCAGCCGATACGGCGAGGGCACGCTGTTCGCCCAGCACCAGCAAGGATCGCTCCGGGCCGGCTTCCAGCACGAATGGCTCGCTCAGGCCGATACCGGCGTAGAGGAACAGCAGCATGAGCCGGTCACTCGCGCTCACGCCCGTCGCCGGATTGGCCACAGGAAAGCCGAGCGGCAAGCCCAGGCCCACCATGGAAAAACGCTTGTTGCGCGTGTCGGCAGCCATCAAGCCCACTCGGCTCTAACTGCGGTTGTCCCGTCATCCGAGACGGCCGCGGTCGCGATATTGCCGCTGTCGGCATCGTTGCGCAGCGCCTGGGTGGTAGCCGTCTGGGTGATCTTGTTGCGCGCCAGAGTGGCAACCCAGGCAACCTGTTCCGCGATCGGCGCGTTGGCGGCCGGGACCGCTGTCGGGACCGCGTTCGCGTCGACCGCCAGGACATCGACCATCTCGGCATTGACTTCAGCGGCGGATATGTTGTTCAGCGCCGCCAGCCCGGCATCCAGTTCCGCCTTGGTCGGCGCGTCGTAGGCATTGAGCGCATCCGCCGCCTCGCTCTGCACCTCGGCATCCCAGGCGGCGTTCCACGGTATCGCGGTGTATTGACCACCCGTGCCGCCAGCCTCAGTCAGCCCTGCGCCGGCAGCGCCGATCTCGGCCGTATCGAGCAGGATGGCCGCGCTGTCGCTCTTCACGGCCGCGATGTCAGCCGACACGCTGGCACCAGCCGGTGTGCCGAGCTTGTCCGCCTCTGTCTGAACATTGGCAATGTCGGTCGCGATGTCCGTATCGGCCGGCGTGCCGATGAGCGTGCTCACCTGCTCGGCAAAGCTGCCGGGCTCCGCAGTGGCGAGCAGTTGGCCCGAATCGGTGGTGAAGAGGTCGATATGGGTGTTGATCGCCGCGAAGGCCGCTGCGGCTGCGGACAGCGCGTGGGTAACCGACGGGGCGATGATGTCGATGTTGTCGGTGGTTGCGATCGTGAAAACGCCAGGATCCACTGTCAGGGTGACAGTCTTGGTGGAGCCTACGTAGCCGGCGATGTGCCCGAAGCACTTCTGGGTCGCGGTCGCGACATCGGTGATGACCGCCGTGCAATCCTTGTAGGCGTCATCATCCGCCGAGCCGTCCGTAAGCGTGAAGCTGGTCTGGCTCGCCAGCGTGGCAATGGTGGTGGCTTGCAACAGCTCCGGCGGCGTACCCCCCGCGCCCGTTGTCCACTCCGCGTCACCCCGGTTGCGGATTGCCTCCAGCGAGTCCGTGGCGCTGCTGAAGGTGGCGCCGGCCATGTCAACGAGGTTGGCCGCGACGGTCGCGCCGGAGCCCAGATCGGAGGGCGTGCCCAGGCGGCTTTCCAGGTCGTCAACGAGGTTGTCCAGCGTCGTGCTGGTGTCCGTCTCGATCGCTGTGACACTGGCCGCCTGGGCATCGGCGTCAAGCCCGCCGGCATCGGATATGATGAGACCGCCGGCCGCGTCCGCAGCGGCAGCAGGCAGCGCCGTCAGGCCAAGGCGGACAGCATCATCGAAATCAGCCGCGTGCTGGGCGCTCGCGTTGCCATAGGTCTGCACGACGAAGGCCTGATTCTCGACCGCCGCGTCGACCACCTGGATGGTGATGCGCGCAGCCTGCATCTCGGTAGCGGACAGCGCCCAGGTCCAGAGCACCGAGCCGGCGCCGCCAACAGCGACGGGCAGGGTGGCGATGTTGGCCACGTTGCCGCCGTCCTTGCTGACCTTCACGTCGCCCGTGGCCGGCGTCCAGTCGCCCGTGGCCGCAAAGTCGGTGTCATCGACTTTCGGTATCGGCGCCTCGAAGCTGAAAGCCACGCCATATTTCGCCAGCAGGTGCATTAGATGCCTCTCGCTATGCCGCGCGCCACGCCGCGAGCTATACCGCGTCGATTGTCATTGGCCCCACCGGACGGCGCCACGAAGGCCGCGAACTCGATCGAGACCAGACTCTGACGGGCAGGCGTGGCAGCCACAGTGGCGCTCACCGTGGCCCCGCCGGCCGTGGCCCTGATCTCGTAAGAGCCCGCAATGGTGTGCTCGACGCCACCCGTCGCGACATCGGCGAACTCGGTGCCGTTGGCGTAGTGCGTGTACGAACTGGCGATATTGGCCATCGCGCAATTGACCAGCAGGGCGTCATCGGCCGCCGTGGTAACGGTGCCGCCAACTGTCGTGTCCGTCTCGCCGGTGAAGTGATCGGTGTCGACAACCGCGCCCTGGCCAAGGCCGGAGGCCATGATCGCGATCAGGGAGAGGGGGCCGCTGTCAGTTCCGGAATCGGCCCGGATTGTGTAAGTGCCGCTGGCCGGAATATCGGCGTCCTTCAACCGCCAGGCCTGGATGTTGACGCAAATGCTGTCGGGGCAGTGCGCGAAGACGCCGAGATAGTCAAACGTAACTTCATCGCCGCCGCCGGGATCGAGCGTCACGCTATCGACGACCTCTTCGGCCGTCGGGTCCGACTCGTCTCCGGTGAAGGCGATGATCTGGCGGTTGGCCGCGCCGGCGACATTGAAGTTCTCAATGTCGACCGTGGTGCCCGTGTTCGCGAAGTTCGAGCCGGTTTCTTCGATGACAATGCCGCCGGCCGGCTCCGCCGCTGGCCGCACTACCAGCGTGTTCGTGACGTAGGCTTCGCTCTCGGACAGCGTGAAGTTGTCCGGGTCGTCGCTCGCCGCCGTCAGCGCGCGGAAAGCCGCGCCGCATGAGCAACTGCTGTTGGTGCCGGTGGCGCTCTCGACGGACACCAAGTCCGTATAGTTGGTCGGTGCGGCAGTGAAGCTGGCGCTGTCATCCGCCAGCGCGCCGACCGCAATAAAGAGGTTGTCTTCCGCGCCCCAGGACGCGGTGACGGGCGGCACGTTGGGCGATATGTTGATCTGGACAGCGGCAGTGCCGATCTCGATCCCGGAAAGGTTCTTGAACCACTCGGCAGCCGGAATCCGGACGACAATGGCCGTGCCCACAGTGGCACTATCGACCACCGCCGTCGCCGTGCCGCCGTCTTCCGTGCCGGCCGCGACCTTCGCATAGATGGCCAGGTTCGCTATGTCGGAGCGGTTGACCTGCGCCATGACCTGCGTGAAGCCGGCGGGCGGCGTGGCGATGTTGTTGGTCGCCGCGCCCAGCCAGCTATAGACGACGATCAGAGCATCGTTCGCATCAACAGTGGCGGGGAGATTGGCCGCCTGGTTGACTGTCGCGGAGCCTATTACGGTAGTGGTCGTGGAGTAGGCCATCAGCCCACCTTGGTTGACGCCACCACGGCCTCAAGTTTCGCAATCGCGTTCGCAATCGAAGGCGACGCCGGATCGACGGGACTTTCCGCCAAGGCGTTCAACGCGGTCGTGGCTTCTGTCAGAGCTACGGTAACGCGTTGGAATATCCGGACCACGTCCACCGTATCATCGCGCCACTGCTGTTTGGCTTCTTCCGCCACGCCGGCGACAGTCGCCAATTCGGCCATGCGGTCAAGCGTGCCCTGCGTCTTGTCGGCGAAGCCCGCCATCTCGCTCGCCGTGATCCGCTGGCCGTTCGCCGCGTCGACCAGGTTCTGCGAAAACGTGCGCACCCGACGGACCAGCAGGACCACTTCCGCGAAAGTTTCTGCCGGCAACGGGGAAACCGGAAATTCATCGGCCATACCATGGCTCCTTGACAAAAAGACAACCAGAGCGTTCAGTTGATGGGCGCCATGACCCGTTCCAGCTTCATTGACCGCCCACAGGAGGTCGTCATGTGGTTTCTGTTCTGGCCCGTCTTCGTCTGGACGTGCGTCTATGCTGGCTTCCTGCTGGGCGACCCTGAGCCCGCCCCGTGGCCGGTCAGCGCGGGCCTGTGGCTCGTCGGCGTCGCGGTCTTCGGCCTCATCGGCTGGAGCGCGCGGCCCAGGCCAGCCCTGGCGCTAACGGACGAGCGCGTCAGACGGCCGACTGGCCGCAGGGCGGCAGAGATGATCGCCACCGTCCTGCTATCGCCCATCATCTTCATGGGCGTGTGCGCCATGGTGATCGAGGCCGCGGTCCGGCCCGAACGGCACGGCCCGGACAGCAGATGGCCGCTGGTTTGAACCTTCTTCGCGTCTGCTACCATTTCATGCTCCCAAGGGCCGGCATCCTGGTGGATAGCTCCATCTGGCCGAAAGTCCTGCCCGTCTTTCCTGTACCGCCGGCCATACCCTCCTGGCCGGCTGAATTTGCTTAACTATTTTCCCGTACCGCGCGCCCCGGGTCTGGGGTAAGCTACCCAGCCCTGCAATGGAGGCGATCATGCGAATTTTCACCCTGGCCGCTCTTGGCTGGACCGTCATTGCCACCGTGTTTCTCACCGGCATGGTGCCGGACGAGCGCTGGGCCGAGCGCTACTGGATCAGTGGCATGCTGATCTGGGCTGCCGGGATTCTGCTGCTGCTGCTCGTGCGCGTGGCCGTGCATGGGCTCAAGCGCGCCCTGGAGCACTGATGCCGTTCATCCTGACCGTGATCGGCACTTGCGTCTGGGCCTACGGCTTCATCTACCTGAGCCACACCGGGTCGATGTTCTGGTTCACCGTCGGCGTCGTCATCCTGGTCCTGGCCTGCGGCTGGCCCCACAGGAACCGCCGATGATGACGCCCCGATGACCGAGGCAGACAGAATCGACGCGCTGTTCGACTGCGCCATGGTCCTGGCGGTTTTCGCGGTCCTGGCTATCCTGGGCTTCGGCGGCGTCGCCGGGCTGCGCTGGCTTGGCCTCGATATGTCCTACTGGTGGGCCGGGCTACCGGCTGCACTGGCGCTGCTGTTCCTGGCGTGGCTGCTGATCAAGGCCCGGATATGAATAGCCGGGAACTCGCAGCCGAGACCGCCGCCCGCCTGGCCGATCGCTGGCTGGCTGGTGAGCATGAAGCCGTCATGCGCGAGATCGCGTCAGCGAGCCGTCCGGAGCTGGCCGCCTGGATAGGCGCTTGCATCGCGCTGCACATCACTGGGCAGGACGGCCGGGACGCCGCTCCCTTCCTTGAACTGCTCTGGAGCACCGCCAAGACCAGGAAGGCGAAGAGAGCATGACGCAGCCACCGGAACGCCCTGGACGGTCGGCCGCCCTGACCATCGCCGGGCTGCTCGTCGCCGTCGTGCTGCTGCTGAACGGCTGCTGGCTGACCAGCCTACCCATGATTATCGGACAGAGCGTCGGCAATCTGGCAATCGATGCCGGGATAGCGGCGCAGAAACACGGCGAAGCGGGCGGCAAAGCAGAGACCATGCCTGAGAAACCGCCGGGCAGGGTGCCTTAGTCGTCGTAAGGCCTGTGGCGCTGCGCAGCATCATAGGCCACGCGGCTTACAACCTGCAGCGCAGGGTCGACCATGATGATGGAATGGGTGTCCATACCCTCAACCACCCTTGCCCTTCGCCCGAGCCGCGTGCATGGCCCGGTAGACCTTGATTGCCAATTCGGCGTAAGTGCCCCGCACGTCAATCTCAACACCCTCGCCGCAAGCAGCGTCCACGCCAGCCTCGATCATCTCCTCCGTGATCTCGGCTTCGTCGGGCTCCGGCTCATCAGGCGACATCAGATTCAGCCTCCTTCTCCTTTGCCGGCCTGGTCTCAAAGAAACCGCGCCCAACCTGAAAGTCATAGTTGACGTGCGGCAGATCAGGGACGAAGTGTTCGAGGCCATTCAGCGCCAGCACGATCCGCTCCAGCGCCGCGACGCGCCGCTCCAGCTCGGCAACGCGCGATGAGTCCGGCTGTTTCGCTCCCGCCATGCTTCAGCCCTTTCCCTTACCCTTCGCCCGGTCAGCCTTGCGGAACTCCTTGGCCACCTTCTTGGACGGGCAATCGGCAGGTCCGGGCATCACCCAGGCTCCATCATCTTGAACTTGGCCGCCTCCAGCAAGCCCAGACTCGTGTGCGGGTCGGGGCTGGCCGCGTAGTATTTGGTCACCCTTGCGCCGCGATCTACCTAGTCGCGCTCGTCAAAGCCAAGCCAGCAGCAGACCGAGCCCGTTTGGACATCTTTGGGTCGCGCAACACTCTGGCGACAGCTGATGCAATCTTGCCATTCTCATCGTCGACTTTCTCGACCAACCCGAGAACGACCGCGTCCTCGCGGTTAAGCAGCAGCTCCGCAGTGTGGTCGCGGGAGAGCGCGAGCAGGATGCTGATGCAGTCCGACCGATGCTTGGTGACCTGAGGCTCATGCAGCCCCTCGATACCCTGCTGCACCACGATGTCGCGGATCAGGCGATAGCGGGCGGCCTTGTTCCTTTTGGCCATCACGCGGCCTCCGCTTCCTCGCCGCCCACTGGCATCGGACCAAAGGGCCGAACCTTCCCGTAGCGGCTGGAAAACTCGTGCTCTTCGGCATCGAACCGGGCAACGGTCCGGCCATCGGCATTCATGACGTAGGCCCGGCCCGGCACGAAATAGCGCTCGCCCTCGTCATCGCCCACATGACGCACAATGGCCACGGCATGCGCCTCGCCATCGGGGTCGTCCCCGTCCACGAGACGCAGGAAGCTGATCTCCTCCAGGTTCCCGACCAAATGAAACTGCTTGGCGGGCTCGTCATCGGCCATCTGCTCGACCGACATGATCTTCAGCGTGAACATGGTCTAGTCCTCGTTCTGGTAGTGCCTGCTTCAGGGCAGCAGGCTGGCCCGGTAAGCTTTCATCAAGGCCCTGCGGCCAGGGACGCGGAAGAACGCCAGCGCCAGCTCGTTGAGATCGACATCGCAGCGCTCGCAGACGCCAAGCCAGCGGTTGTCGTTGGCGTAGCACTGCCACTGATGATGCGATGGTGCTCCGCAGCGGCTACACGGCACGCGGCCGATGCCGCGCGGTGTGTAGCGCTCGCGGCGGCCGACGTAGGCTGGCTTCACACGGCTACCCACTCAGCGCTTCCTTGGCCAGCAGCATGACCCTCAGGTACTCGGCCACGTAGCCGGGCACAGCCACGCGGCCCGTTGCCCAGGCCGATACCGTGTTGCGATGCACGCCAAGGCGCCGGCCCAGCTCGTTGCCGGACCAACCAAGAATCTGAAGAGCGGCAGTCAGAGCGGCGGCGGTCATCCTCGGCGGCGGGCGAAGGGACAGTAGCCCTTGGGCGGCAACGGGCGGCGCCAGCTCATGCGGCCGAAACCCTCAGCCTCAGGATGCATCCCCAGAGCCCACCCCTCGCCTTCCGGCTTGCTGTCCTCCTGTGTGCCGCAGGGCGCTTCCTCATATTCCGTCTCGCCCCACTCCCACGCCATGCAGTCGCTACCGACACAGAAGCGGGGGCCGCGAGGGGCAACCATTTTCAAGTCGCCATAAGTCTCAACAATGTCTTGCCTGGGCTCGCCGCACCCATCCGGCCCGCAGCAGTGTTTTCCGCGCGCCGCCTCGTCCGTAACCAGCATTTTCACCTCCATTGTGATACCAGCACGTCACTTTACCACAATGGCGGTGCGGCTAGTAGCCTAAACCGCCCTCACAGCCCCGTCCCGCCAATGCTGCGGTTGCCGCGGCTGGCCAGCGAGCGCATGGCACGGGCCGCCCGGTTGGCGCCCACCACGTCGCGGAAACCCTGCGTGAGAGGCTTGGGCGCGATCTCGCCCCCCACCACGCCCGGCAGCGGCCCGAAGAGGCTGTTGGCCAGCGAAAGCCCGCCCGCCACCGTGCTGACACCGGGGATCCCCGAGTAGCTCAGGCCCTCCAGGACATCGCCCCCGAGCTGGCCGAAGCCGATCTGCGCTCGTGCCCGTGAGGCCAATGCGTTGTTGTCCACAGGCGAGCCAGGGCCTACCTCGGGGCCGCGCCCGTCGCCTCTGCCATAAGCCGACAGGGCATTGTCCGGCACGCCAGCATGAGCAAGGTTGAAGCCCTCGATCCGGCCCATCGCTTCCGGCGTCGGGTTGTCGCTGAACGCACCCACGTTGCCGAAGTCAGCCTGGGTGAAGAACGCCCGCGTCAGGTTGCGTGCGTAGGCCGCCCCAGGGCCGGGCTGGGACGTGTCCGGGACAGGCAGGCCCGTGTAGGGGTCGTACAGCCCTTGCGCCCCGCCACCGCGCTCCCGAACGTCACGGCGGGCATTGTCCTGCACGGATTGGAGCGGGATCAGCCCTTCGGCCGGGCGCTGCGGCTTTCCGTAGCCGGCTGCCTTCACATCTGCGGAGGTGAGGGGCATTCAGTCGCTCCAGGTTCGCGCGCGGTAGCCAGAGTCAGTTCCTAGCCGCTTGAGGTTGTTTCATGACAGGAATGGAAGTTTCATGCCGCAGCCGCCTTGCTTTCCAGCCACGTCAGCCTGTTGGCGTGCTTGGTGAGGCCAAAGCCGCGCGGCAGCGGAAATGGGTCATCCGTCGCTAACGGCCTTCACAAAACGCCCGTCACGCTCGTAGAACGCCGCATGATGAGGCCCGCAGAGCATCACCATTTGGGCTGGGTGCTCTAGCGTGCTGACCGCCTCTGCCATTGACGGCAACGCCCCCGACAAGACCCGAAAGTCCTGGACCATCACGGCCGCTACGGCACTCGCTTTCTCTGAATCCATCACCCCACCTCCGCGAACGCCACGCCCATCTTAGCCTGCACTGCCTCTAATTCGCCTTCCGCCACGGATAGTTCGGTGTCCCACTTGCGCCAATCCGCGTCCGTCTTGGCCAGGCTGCGCTTGATGCGGGCGTGCTTTACTGCTGCCTTGCAGGATGAGAGCTGCTGGGGAAGCGTGCGGAAGTCGTCAGCCGCCATAGCCTTCGATGAAACCATAGTCCGCCTCGATGACGGTTCCGATACCATCCACGATAATCGGCCGGTATTCGTTCAGCATCTCAGCCTCCAGGCATGCCAAAAGCAACATTGTTGCGCCGATTGTCATGGACATTGTAGGCCGGGCGCACTACATCTATCCTGTAACCAGGGCCATGGTGGCCCGCCCTCAAGGGAGAGATCAAATGACCACCATCACCACCGGCAGCCCAAAGCAGATCACCTGGGCCGAGAAGATCAAGAGCCAGGTTATGGCCGACACAGAGCGCTACCTGACGGGCCAGCTGGAGCGCCTGCCAGAGACGGCTCGTCAGCAGAACGAGCAGCAGATTGCCGCCATCCTGGGTTGGCTCCGTGGTCAGACCGATGCCCGCTGGTGGATCGACAACGGGCGGACTCCTGATGGCCATATCGGCGGCGAGCCCCAGGTCCGCCACCTGATGCGGCAGGCCGTCCTGGCGCTCTCCCATTAACGGAGGATTAGGTCGATGACCCGCCACGATCAGCAGATCAAGAACATGCTCCGCGTCTACCACCGGCTGCCTGACGGTCTGATCGAGATCGAGACTGTCGCAATGACCCGAGAGCAATTTCTCGGCGCTCTCGGCGCCGGCATCCCTGCCGAGTTCGACCGGCAGCATGTCTACACCGAGACAATGCTGGGCTGGCCCGATGCCAAGGTCGAGTGGTACGGCCTCGAAGCCCCCGGCGATGTCGGCTTTCCCGCCCGCTAACTCATGTCCCCCGCCGAGTTTCGCGCCGCCCGTACCCGCCTGGGCCTCTCGCACGCCGAGATGGCCCGGGCGCTCGGCTATCGGGACAGGCAAAGCTCCCGCCGCATGGAGACAGCCCCGCACCGCTCCAGCCACCGGCCCGTCCCGCCTCGCGTCGCGGCACTGCTCAGCCTTGTGCTGGCCCTGCCCGAGAAGGCCCGTAAGGCTTGGCTGGCGGAGCGTGGCGTCTAGCCCAGGCATGCCAACAGCCCGCGCGGTGGCGAGTTGCGGGCTGGCTTCAGGGAGTCGCGGCACAAAAGCTGCCGCAGCGTGGCCCGTGTGGGATTTTGGGCCTACGCGAGGCCAACTTGGGCCTGCGCTGAGGATTATAAGCCGGAGTTGGGCGGGATTGCAAGGGGTTAATTCCCATCCGGCGGCGGCTGTTCTCGCCACTCACCACATTTCGGGCAGCCCCAGCCGTGCCCCTGCTCGCGCAAGTTCTCCATCCATCGCAGCGTGTGCATGCAACCCGTCACTTGCCCATCCTTTCAATGGCCTCTATAATTCCGTACTGAACCGATCTCGCGACAACAGTCAAACTCAAGATCACCGCAAAAGCGCCCCACTCTTGCGCTAAAAGTGCAACGAAAAGACCAACAAACCAGACCGCCAGCCCAATTTTTTCCGGGGTCGTTAACTTGTCGTCGCCGTCTTCAGTACTAACCGCCATCACGCCACCCCTATCAGTTCATTGGCCAGCGTCACCTGGCACGGCCGCCCGAACAGCGTCAGCAGCAGCTTGGACCGCTGCTTGCCGTCCGGCTCGGCGAACAGCCCGACATGGCCCACCCACGCGCCGTCCAGTACCTCGACTTTCTCGCCGGGCTGGAATATCCTGGGATGTCCCGGGGCGGGGCCTTCAATCCGTATGTAGCCGTCCTCTTCCCTGGCCCGGATGGCGTCCAGGCACTCTTGCGGGAACGGCGTGGGATCCTCGCTGGCCCCGGTCAGCACATCGCAGACGCCCCTTGTAGCCCGCACGGAACGCCATACAGGCGCTTGGTGCCCGATGGCCATGTAGTGCGGGAATAATGGCTCAACGCGCCCCGTGGGCAGCAGGCAGCGCGGCAAGTAGGTCTCATAGCCCTGGTCCTGCAGCCGGTATTCCGCGACGGTTTCCTTGTGCGGCAGGTAGCGGAGCCAGAACCACAGCAGCGGCGCGTCATCGCGGGCAAGGGCGGCGGTGTGGCTCACTTGCCTTCGTCCAGGATGTGCTGGAGGGCGGCTTGCCAGGCGGCCCAGAAATTCGTTTCGCTGTCCGTTCGCAAGTATCGCATCGCCGCTTTGTACATACCCTCGCTCGGCTCTTGCAGGGCCTGCAGGGCGGCTTTCATCGCCTCAATGGCCAGCTCTCTTTCAACCTGTGGGTTATCGTCCCAAGAAGCGTCGAAATAGCGTTCGTCATACGCCCTCGCAACACGTTCCAGGTCCGTCATTGGTCCACCCTCCCGGCGCGTCATGGCCCAGATCCATGCGGAGGCACGGGCCTCCCGCCCAAGTGCAGCGCGGCATTGTCCCGCCGCAGCCGTTCAATCTCCCCCGCCTGCTCTTTGGCGAGGGCCAGGAGGTCGGCTATGTCCTGCCAACTGGCGGCGATAAATTCCTGATCCTTCTTGGCGTTGATGCTGACCGTGATCCAGCCGATCGGCCCAACAGCAAAGTCCACGCGCTGCCCACCAGCGGCCTTGACCCACGGCCCTTCCGTAGCAGCCGCGTGCCGCGCTTCGATCTCAGCTAGGTGGGCGGGGGTCATGACATCATCCTTTTTCGATACCGCTGCCGTTGGCGCCATGCTTTTTCTGCCTTCTTCCCGCCTGCAAAATATGGTTTACTTTGGTGGAAATTCTTGGGCCGCTTAATTCCGAGATTTCGAGCCTGCCCTGCCGTGTGATCGAAACTACGCCCGACCATATCGGCCACCTGGTGCCCCGTTAGCAATGGGCTAGGCCACAATCGCCTGAGCATCGCCTTCTGCTCTTGCGTCCAAGCCTTGTATGGAACACCACGGCGCGGCATCGCCCTACCCCGCCCCCATGGCTGTCTGGTTGCCTGGGGAGCCGGTGGCGTTTAGATGTGCGGATATCATGGCCGTATCCTCACGCAAGCGAGCACCAAAACGCCGGCAATAATTGTCCCGCCGTACCCAGCGAGCCGCCACAGCCCGATAGGCATGGCGTCCCAGAAGAACCACACCGCCGCGATGGCAAGAACGCCGAGCAGAGCATAGCCCATGTCGTGCAAAACATCCTTCGCTGCCCGGTGGTCAATTTCGATTCGCATCGCTCACCTCCATCTCTTCGCCAGCCCGCCGCTTGCTGGCCTCACGCTGGCGCTCGCGGGCGGCGTTCGTGCTGCCCTTGTAGCGCTTCGGTGAACCCCAATACTTGTCAACCGCCACGTCGCGTCGCCTCTGGTAGGCCTTGCGCTCTTCGCGCGTAGCCTGGCTCCAGGGCTTGCCAAGGGGCTCTATCTTGAGCACCTCGCGGTCGAACTTGTCCTGCTCGGCACGGGCCTCGGCTGCCGCGGCCTGTGAGGTGATCCACCTATTTCTTCGCTTCATGCCTATCCGGCTTTCACCCATGCTAACTAAATCTCGGCTTTTACAGTCGAGCGGTGGTGTTTCGCCGCTTTTACGCGGCGTTCATGACGATTGCCGCCAATCACTCGGGCTTCTTTAGCATGTCGCACTAGCGCATCGGCGATAGCCAATGCTTGCTGCGGCTGCATACCGAGCCACGCCACAGGTTTGCCGAAATTGATGATCACTTGGCCGCTGGCGTTTGTGATCCCAAATTGGATTTCGCCCTCATCGTCCTTAGACAAATGGCCTTCGGGGAATTTGCCGGTCGCGCCGAATACCGACTTTGAGCGCTCGATGGCCTCCAAAATACGCGGGTCAAATGGGCCTTGCCCGTCACCGTGATTGCTCGCCATGTGCCTCTACTCCTTGTATCTGTGGGTTAAATCCGGGTACGCATGCTTCGCTTCATTACGCCGCTTCCTGGCCACCTGTGCCAGCCACACGGCCGGGTCTTTCTTCGATCGCGCCTGCACCAGCAGCCGCTCAACTTCCTTCACGTCGTTGCCGCATTTGAACAGCAGCTTGCCGCACATGCTGGCCACGCCGATTTCGCGCGCTATGGCGAAGAGATTCGAGAGCTGCGCTTGCTGCAATGCTGTCCTCAAGCTTCAATCTCCATATCAAGACAACCCGTATCTTTCCCCCGTCAAACGAGGGGCGGGTCCGAAGAGTGCAGTTTCAAGCGAGCGTTTATCGTGGCGCCCCGTATCGTGGGGCCAGACGCTTTCCCTCAAGCGGTAAGCTTGACCTCTTGGCGGGCCTTCATATTGGGTTCAGAGCCGTCATTTATCCGGGCGCCCCTGCACGGGCATTCCCGAGGGCCGGGTTTATCAGCCCCGCTCGCAATCCGGCTTTTTCTGGAGACCTTTCGGCGCCATGCTGAAAACCGGCCAACAGTGAGCGACACATCGGGCTTGACATTTCGTTCCGGTAGTGAAACGATACGGCATACACGCCTAGCCAAGGGGCCTCCAGGGCTGTCGCTACTGACTGGGGGCCTCTTTCTTTCCATATCCCTACTCCGCCGCCAGCCTAGCTGGCGCTTGCTTGGTGTATCCGGCCCGGTCGTATCGGAGGCCGCCGTACATCTTCCTGCGGCAGGCCTCCTGGGCCTTGGTCTCGCGGCAATCGAATCTCGAGTGTGGGCCGCCTCTCGACTCGTGGTTGGGCGGGAGATCTAAGCGACGCCGGATCGTCTGCACGGTGCGTTGCCCTATCCCGATCTCCAGACCGATCTTGCGGTCTGACAGACCCTTACCGTGCAGAGCCGTGACACGCCGCTCGCGCTCCCTTGTCGCTTCCCAGCCACTCATTTCGTTCTCCAATTAGGCGGTGCGTTTCTGTGGTATCATGTGCGCGTTCTCGGGCAGGACGCCGACGCGGACCACGTCTTTACGACAGTTGCCGTCCTCCGCCCGAATCGTCCCATGCCAAAATGGCACACCGCAATCAGGGCACCTCGAATGCTCGTAGTACCCTCGCCTGTTGCCGGTCCCTAGGCGCAAGGGGGCGGACAGCATGAACTCCATGGTGCAGCGCTTGCACTGCTTGAAGCCTTCCATTACCTCTCGCCCTCCAGCAGCGTTTCGGCTTTCGCTCGCGCCCATTCGGCCATTACCTGTGCAGCACCTCGCTGGCTAGTGGCCTTCAAGGCCTTGGCCCAGGCGACGGCCAGGAGAATGTCGCGCTTGGCTTTGGTCATTGCGCGGCTTCCTGTTCCGGCTCGGCGTCGCGACGCATCAACACAGTGTTGAACGCATCGTGGTGCGTGCCCGCGAAGTCGCCACAAACTGTCCAGCCCACCGCTTCCCAAAGTGGCACGGCGTCTTTCGGGACATGGGCTATGGTGAAGTCGGTTTTCATGGGAGCAGGGCCTGTTGCTGCGGCTTCGGGCGCGGCTCACCGAACAGCTTGCCCTGGCGCTGTGCCTCTTCGATGCGCTTGCACGCGATGTCGAAGAAGCGCGGTTCCATCTCGATACCGACGAATTTGCGCCCGAGATTCATGCAGGCAACACCAGTCGTGCCGCTGCCCATGAAGGGGTCAAGCACAACCTGACCAGTGGTAGAAAATAGGCTTACCAACTCGCACATCAGCGGCAATGGCTTCTGAGTTGGATGGTCGCCGTTCGCATTTTTGCGGAATGTGAAGTTTCCTGGGCGACCTCCGCCGTTCCACTTCGAATGGCCTGGCCCACACCAGACAGCTACCATCATTTCGTGGCCTACTGACGGCCCTTGTCCGTTGAACTGAGGCATTGCGTCTGGCTTAACCCAAACCATTGCGCGCTTATATTTTGCTCCCGCATCCTGAAAAGCGTCTCGCCACGAACGAACACCCTCTGCTATACAAAAAACAATTGCCCATCCATTGCAGGCGGTTTTTATGGCTTGAGCGGTTTGTGGGCGGATCAGATCAATGGCTGAAAAACCTAGCTCGCCAATAGCATGCACACTCTTGAGTTTTTTGATGTCCAAGCGTACGAGAGACGTGCGGCCAAAGTTCTTCTGCATAACCTCGTCATAAGGCGGGTCCGTCACCACGGCATCGACCTTGCCAAGCGTCGGCAGAATCTCCAGGCAATCGCCGCAGTAGAGCGTTGCATCGCCGATGGTGACGGGCTCGCTCATTCCTGCCGCTCCGCCGCCCTGGGCCATGGCGATTCGTAGGGCGGGCGCTTAAAGGGCCGGGACGCAATGACGCGGCCGTTGTGGGCGGATATGGGGCGCTTAGGGGAGTTCTGCGGGCCACCTGACTGCCGGTTAAAACGTCGTGGCAGACCTTCGGCGGCTGCCCGCTTGCTACGGGGCTTGGCCAGTCCGCAGAGCCCCCCTAAGCGTCCCTTCTTTTGAATGCGCTTTACCTTGGCGATGCGCTGCACGTCGCTACCGGCTGTCGTGGCGCGCGTTCCGCTTGTCTTCGTCCGGTGGCAGGGCTCGGCATGAACGAGCCTGTCGGGCTTCCCTGGGCCACCCAAGGCTATCGGGATGCTGTGCTCTTCGTCTATCCGCTGGCCGGGCAACATGGGCTCGCCGCAGATGGCGCACTTACCGTCCTGGGCCTGCCACATGGCGGCGCGCTCGGCTTTGCTGAGGCGGGCGCGCTTCATGCCGCCACCTTCCCGCGCAAGGGCATGAACGCCGATAGATATTCCTCGACTTCTGAAAGCGAGCTGCACATCGCCACGTAAGCGCCGGCCTTCACCAGCGAGCGGGTGGTTTCATGCTGCCGTTCTGAAAGCTTTCGTCCCGGAGCCTTCAATTCGATGAAGATGGCCCGCCCCCGATGTATAATTTCGACATCTGGGACGCCTGCTTTCTGGCCCATGGCCTTTGCAACACCGGCCTCTGCTTTCGAGCGCTTGAACCCGTTCGAAATGGCAAACCACTCCGCGTCCTCGGGCAGCGCAATGTCGAGGTACTGCGCCACGCTTCTTTGCAGGGCTTCCTCGGGCCTGTTGCGGATGCGGGTCATGCGGCTACCTCACCCCTGTCGCGGCAGAGCGGCCGTCATGCGGCCTTCCGCTTCGCCGCTTTCTTCGCCGTCGTGGGCTTGGCCTTCTCTGTGCTGTCCGGCGCTGTCTTCGGTGGCGTGGCCGAGAGCCACTTTGGCGCCGTCCTGTTCAGAGAATCGTCAGCGCGTACGGGCATCAGAATACCGACCACATGGCTGCATCCATCGAACCTCACGAACGTGGGTTCGGCAGGCCCCGTGGAATGAATGGAAATTGCCGCCACCCTGCTGCTGCGCAGCCTCGTCGCCAGCGCGGCGAAATCTGCGATGTAGCGCGGGCTGAACGCGGCCAGCCCGGGCGCCGTGTCTTCCTTTGGCAGCACGCGGCGCCAATCGGGAAACGTGCCGTCGATCGCACAGTAAGGGTGCTGGGCTACAACCGCGTGCGCGCCTTGCCCCTCGCCGAAAGCCTTGACATTGCTAAGATAATCGTCAAAGCTATAGTCCTCGACGCGCTTTGTAACGGACGCCACCTTGCCGTTGCGCAGCAGCAGCATCCGCGCCGGCCCGGGCTTCGTTGGGCGACATGCCGCGATGGTTTCTTTTTCGAGCCGGACAATCTCTGGTGCATCGCAGGAGCCGGCTTCATCGCGGATCACCAGCATGCGGTTCCCATCGGTCGCCACCAGCAACACGCCGCCGCTGGCGCAGGGCTCGACTAGGAATCCTTGGAGATAGTATCGTGTCTCGTCCTTCGACACGAACGGCTGAATGAGACTCGCATATTCGGCAGTAATCAGGATTGTCATTGCACTACCTCAATCCACAGAAGTTGAAACGGCAGAGCGGCCGGCACAGGGGAGGCTGAAGCCGACACGCTCTGCCGCTTGCGACGGCGGGAGATGAACACCGTCGCACCCGGCACTGGGGGGCCGGGACGCTGCTTGGGCAGACGGCGCGGCGGTAGCTGCGCCCCGAGGCAGCCAAGCGCTTGGCCGGGGCCGCTTTCCAAGTGCGCCGCGCCGTCCACCGAAACAGCGAAAAGTCCCCCGACGCCACATGGACGCCGGGGGTTGCCGAAGACCGGCAAGGAAGCCGCAGCAACGGGGGTTGCGGTTGCTACGGCACAGGGAGACGTAAAGGGCCTGGGAAGGCCCTGAGATGCCCCGTTGATAAACGCGCCGCAGCCACGGGGCCACGACATGCGGGCGCGAGCAGGAATGCTCTTGTCGGCGAAGGCACCGGGCGCTCAGACGTCGCCGGCGGCGCCGACCAGGGTGTTGAAGGTGTGGCAAATGGGGGTATAGTTCACAGGCCGGCACTCGACCGGACCCGCACGAATCGTCGTGGCCGTCATCGCAGTTCTCCTTCGCGAAGTTGAACGAGTTGCCCCATAGCGGCCCTCTCAGGCCATGCGCGCCGGGGCCGTGCGCTGCATTCTGTGGGAAGGCGGTCATGCGGCGGACCCCTCGATAGCCGCGTGCAGCCGTCGCAGCTCTTGCTGCAGATATGCCTCTGCGGCTGTTTCGGCGACGAACCAAAGGCCATCATCTTCGGCTTGCTGATCCGCGATTTCGCGGGCCAGAAGGTAGCGCTGCAGGGCAATATCCTTGTTCACTGCTGCGGCTTTCTCTTCGCAACGCGTCGCCGGGCGGTCTCTTGCTCAAGCCACCGCGCAGCGCCGCACATAGCATCCTCTTGGCAACTGGACGGGCCGCCGATGCGAAGGTCGCCGCGCGCAACGCAATAGGCCATGCCGGTGCCGTCGTCGTAAACTTCGCAGCCAAGCAGCATCAGGGCGCGCTCCAGGGCCTCTGCTGTGCGATTAAATCGCAAGCTGTAGTTGCGATTGGGCAATCCGCTAAGCTGTCGCATCAATCATCCTCCAGCGCTTGTGCTGGCCAATAGGCGGCAATTCTGTTAATCTCTTTGCCGAGCTTTTCGGCCGTGTTAAGTGCGCCGTGGTCGTAGCCGTTGCCGTAGCTGTTCATGTCAAAACGGTCGCCCTCTAGCTCTTTCATCTCGGTTATGTCCTGGCGGACCTGCTCGGCAAAATCGAAGCACGCTTTGGCGGCAGCTTTCAGTGCGCGGTCTAATTCGTCGCTCACTGCCCCCTCCCCCTCAGCGTCACCACGTTCGCCGCCTTCGGGCTACGCCGGGATACGGCCGGGTATTCGTCGTCGTGGCAGTAGACTGTCGCACCAGAGGCCCAATGCTCGGCAGGCGGGCTCATCCGCGCGACCTGTTCACGCACACGCGCATGCCACCTGTCGCGCTCGCGGCGCTTGCCAAGCTCATAGCAGGCCCAGGCTGTCACGGCGGCAAAGAGAAGGGCGAGGATAGGGAGGGTCATTCTCTCCAATCCTTGTGCCCTTTGAGCGCCGTTTTGATAATGCGCAGCCGATCACTCAGATCGAGGCGCTGTTCCCTGAGAACCTTGAGGGCCGTGAAGGCAGCGTCCAATTCATCCCGGTATTGCCCATGGGTGAACTCGCCGCGCAAAAAATTGACCTGATCAATTGGCAGCCGGCGCGGAGGATCAGCCGGTCCCGGCGGCCCTTTGTCGCAATGGTGCGAGACGAGAATGGTGTCGCCTTCATGCCACGCTGCGCGCGCACCGCAGTATGAGCACTGCTCATTGACCGTCAGCATCACCTCGCCTCCCCATCACTTCACCGCCTGCGGCCGGCTGCGGCGCGTCTCTCGCATAGCGCAGCACTTGTCGAAGAACTCGCGGGCCAGCAGGTGGTTGTTCTGTGCGGCCGCGATGATGGACTCCAGCTCTGCATCATCGACATGGCCGTCGGCGAGGGCGTCCAGCACCCTGCCCTGCACTTCGCCCAGCACGCAGCCCTTGGCCAGACAGAGGCCGGGCAAGTCGCTGGGCTCCGGGATCTCGCGCTCCGCCGCGCACTGGCGCGCGATGCTGTCGTAGACGGCCCTGAAGCGGGCTGGGTGGCCCTTGGCCGTCAGTGCGCCGTCCAGGCGGGCCGCGTCCTCCAAGGCCAGCCGGCGCTCACCGCAGGGGCTTGACGCGGGGTAGAAGTAGGAGTGCTTGCGGCCCGTCGCATCGCGAATTTCATCCGGCGACAGGGCGTTGATGGCCTCCAGCAGGGCAGCCTCTATGCTGCCGGCTTCGCGGCGGTAGGTCATTTGGGGATGCCGTCCAGGGCGGCGCGGGCTGTGGTAGTGGCCACCTTCAAACGGCCGTTCCATTCGTGCATGCTAATGCCGGCCTTACCCGGTGGGTTGACCGCCTCCAAGCAACCCTCCAGAGCGCGCACAAGGGCGTCGTGGTTGTTCCACGCGAGCTTCATGCGTGCCGCCACGGCGTTGCAGTCGTACACGCCCGGAAACATTGTCATGGCCACCTGCGGCCCCTTGTCAGCAGGGCGCAAGCTGGGCGGCACGACACTTGTCCCGCGCACGATTTCAAGCCTTTCCGGCAACTTCGCTTGTTCGCTCATTGTCCGTTCCCCATAAATTCCGGCCCGCTATTCACGTTGCGGCCCAAGGGCTTCCGGCCCACCTTGGAGCCATGCGAAGCTGTTGTTTCAGACCGATCGGAGAGGTGGTCGCCGTCGTGATCCGTCGCGTCATTGAGCGCGAAGGGACGGCCTATCGCCGCCGCCATGTGGTGGCCCAGGTAGGCCCGGCAGCAAACGACAACGGCCCAGGCCAGCGCCAGCGAGAGCAGCAGGCCGGCTATCAGGGTCTCCACCAGCACGGTGAAGGCCTTGCCGAGCAGAAGTCCGCCGAGCAGCCCGGCTCCCACAAGAACGGGGGTGGCGCTTAAGATGAGCAGGCCCGCCAGGACTATGGTACTGGCCTTTGGCCAAGCCCTTGTATCTAGGGCGAAAGTGGAGTTATGCCCGGCTTCCACAGCCAAAGCACGAAAAAGTGACCTTTTTCTGTCACATTCACGACGCGAATATGTCAGGCTGAGTTCGCCGGCCAAGGCGGTCGGGTTAGGCGTTGGGGATGCGCTATGCCAAGTAGGCATGGGGAAAACTGCCGATCAGCCGTTAACAATTCGGGCGGTCTCGCCAGGATCGGCGGGGCCGTTCGCAGTTTTGTCCTCTTCTGGAGTCCTAAGGCCTTCGGGCAGCTTCAACGCCGCCGGCAGGATGGCCCCGGCCCGCTGCCCGAGCAGGATGGCGAACATGCGCCAGCGGGGCGGGATGTGGTTGTTTTCCTGCCATTTACGGGCGCGTTCCGCCCACTTCTTCTGGATTTCCGGCGTGTCGGCTTCGCCTGCCAGCTTGGCGATCTCAGGGCCGAAGCTGTGATAGCCGCCCAGCGCCTTGATGAAATCGGCTTGCGTCGTCATACGCCTAAAGTCGGAAAAATCTTCCGAAATGTCAAGGAAAATTCAGCGGGCGACAGCCGCGTTGGCTACCGCCATGATTTTCCTATGGAAAGAGACCCCTATGCGGTGGTTTGCGGCCGGCGCCTCAAAGCTGCCCGGCTCGCCAAGGGCTACCCAAAGCGCCCTGCCTTCGTGCGGCTGACCAGGCCCGTACGCAATCCCGAAGAGGTGCGCCGAGAGACCGATAATCTGCGTAAATGGGAAAACGGCGAGGCGCTAGTGCCAGCCGAATACGTGAATCACCTGCGTCGCGTAATGGGGATCTTCCCCAATTGGGTTTTCTCTGGGACCGGTGACGGGATGGATCCAGAGCTGGTGGCCAAGGCCATCGAGATCATGGAAGACGAGACCGAGCCCGCGGACTAACCTTCCGAACCCGGCCTATTCTGGCCCGGAAAAAAATTCCTTGACATAGCGGAAGAAAATTCCGATACTCTGCTTCATCACTGATGGAGCGAGCGATGGCATTCGAGGAAATCAAGCACCACGCCGGGCGCGGTTTTCGGCTCGCCCCCGATCAGGTCAAGATTGGTGCCTCCTTCGCCGGCAACCGCGCCTCCCCCTACATCACCCTAGGCCGCGACGTTTGCGCCAGTCTCGGGCTAGAACGCGGCTCTCGGGTTTCAATCGCCAAGGGCACCGACAACGACCACGGGTGGCTACGTCTGGCTAAGGCCCAGGACGGCTTTACCGTTTTCAAACATGGGGCACCGAACAGGGCGCTGAGGCTGTCGCTGTCCGTAATATCGGACGGGCAGAAGCACGGCAGCGAAGCCTGCGAGCACCGCATCGAGGACGGCGCGCTCTACATCCGCCTGCCCGAGTGGTGCAACGGCGCCGCCTAACCCCGGAGCCCGCCATGTCCACCGCCCGCCAAGCCCAGGAGACAGCCGTGACGCACAAAATTGAGCCACTGGTCTTTCAGCCGGACAGCAAGACACCGGGGTTCGAGATTCGCAAGCGGACGATGCTGCTCGGGCGCGCTCAGTTCCCGCCGTACAGCATCATGCTCTGGCACGATGGCTTTGAGGCCGAGCGCTACACGAGCCTTGATGAGCTTGAGGTCATCCGCGACTGGCTGAACGATCTCATTGAGGGGGCGCAGGGATGAGCACCGCCCGCCAAGCCATCCGCCGCCGCCGTCAGGCCCGCAAGCCGAAGTCCCGGCGCAAGTCCGAGCGAAAGCAGGGCAAGAAGGCGAAGTAGCATGGCAACGAAAGAAGCGATGATGCCCGACACGCCGACAGCCGAACATGCCGACTGGCGCGAGATGATGACTCTCTCGGGCGAACAGGCCGACGACATGGCCGCTGTCCTTGATAAACACTTCAAGGTGTTTGCCCAGCCGCCGCTCAATCGTGGCGATGATGACAAGCTTTCACTGAAAGGCGACCACCCCTGTCTGAACTGTGGTGAGCCGCAGACCGGGCTGCTCGGCAATTTTCGCTGGGGCCTCATCCATGGTGAGGGCGTCTGCCTCAACTGTGGCTGGCCGGCGCGGCTCTACCATTTTTTCAAGAACAGCACGGGCGAAGACATGGGCACGCTGACGATGCTGTTTCAGTACCACCCTGACTACGTAGAGCAGCGCCAGCAGCGCGCCAAGGGCAAGTAGGAGCGAGAGAGATGGCTTATCAGCTCTGGGACATTTCGGACGGCACGCTACGTGGCCCGTTGCGGGAATACAGGTCAAAGCGGACGGCCGCACGGGTCGCGTTGGAAAAGGGCTGGTTTATCCACGACACCGAACGCGCCGTGGCCCCCATAGAAGGCGAAGACTGGCAAGCGTTCGCCCAACGCAAGTTGCCGTCTAGCGTCATTTAACACCCGCCACGCCGGGCGGCTGGACCGCGATTTCCTGAGTGCTAAGCCCAGCCGCCCGAATGCAGGAGAGAGATGTGCATACCGAGGAAGAGACGCAGAAATGGGCAGCAAAGGGAAACCCGCGCTTTGGCCATAGCAAGGGCTATGTTCGCCTCAATTGTCCAGCACACCCAAATGCTGATGCAAAGGGCTGGGTCTATGAACACACCCTGATTGCGTCTAACGCACTGAGGCGCGGGCTCCGGCGGGGTGAAACAGTTCACCACATCAATGGCCGCCCGGCTGACAATAGGCCCAACAACTTGCTGGTCTGCACACATCAATATCACCGGGCGCTTCACTCAAGGCTGCACCTGTCAGACGCATGGCCGCAATTTACAAGACCGCCGAATAAGCGGCCGGCATGCCGGCGCTGCGGCGCGGCTATCGGCTACAACAGCCGATCCGGACTTTGTTTGGCGCACTACTGGGACAATCTCAAGCGGTTCCCCGCCGTGTGTAGTGTTGAAAACTGCAACGCACCAGCCGGGCATCGCTCTGGCCTTTGCTTGGCGCACGTTAAGCAAAGAGCGAATAGGCGCCGATACACTCCTTCTTGGGATTACAGCAATGCATGATGAAGAAACTGCTCGGCTGCTCTGGTGCCCTTGGGCGCGGGTCCAGGTGGGCTATGGCGGAGACGGTGGTGGTGCTTTCGCGGCGGTCAATCGGACGTGGGACTGGATACGCAAGCATCTCGGTTGGGAGACTGGCGACGATGAAAGCGAAGTCTGCAACTGCATCGCCAGCAAGTGCGCGGCGTGGCGGTGGGTGAGAGAAGAAGTCCCCGGCGTGCCACGGCTTACCCAGCGCAGCCAAACGCGCGGCTTCTGCGGCCTCGCCGGCAGCCCGAGCGGGAGAGAGACGTGAGCGAGCATACACCGACGCCGTGGCACACCCGCTTGGCTACCCGCCCCGTTGATGGGGAATACGACTGTGCCATCGTCACCAACATCAATGGCTGCCCGGCCATCGTCGCGGAATGTTTTGGGCGCGTCTCCGAACTAGCCCGACTGGATGCGGTCGCCAACGCCGCCTTCATCGTCCGCGCCGTCAACAGCCACGATGCCTTGGTGGCGGCACTGGATTTTGCTGCTGACACTCTCAATAGCGTCATTCCAGATATCGACGCAGTGGCCGAAATCCGAAACCCCGGCCCAATCGCAGGCCCGGCCTATCGCAAGCTTGACGCGGCGCGGATGGCTGTGAGCGAGGCCCGCGCCGCCCTGTCTACCCTCAAGGGATAGCCCAATGTACAGCATCGTAATTCTCGCCTGCCTCTCCACCATCGCACCGCGCGACTGTACGGAGCAGACCGCGCGCGTGGTGATGCAAGGCCCGGATGCGCCCAACAGCATAGCATGCGGATTCCTGGGACAGGCGTTTTTTGCAGACAGCGCGCTGGAGCTGCATGCCGATGAGTATATCAAAACGATCTGCAGGCGCACCGTGACGGCGCCCGCGCTGGCGAACACAGGAGACTGACATGCCACTGGACAACACACCCTGGGCACTGCCCGCCGTCAAGCCAGCGACATTTGACCCCGTGTTGCGCGAAGGCCTCGCTGGGCTGGCGCAGCTATCCGAGGCGCTGCGGCATCCGGAGTGGTGGACCGCGCGCAATCACAAATGGGCCTACCGCGTCTCGCTAGAGACCACTGACTGCGGCACAGCCGGCTGTGCCATCGGCGTGGCGAAGATTCTGTGGCCCGCGCAAGCAAAGAGCGTTAGCTGTCTAGCTCGCCACGAATTCTTCGCCATAGACTTAGCCGAAGACCACAACATCTTTTTCGCCGTTGGCGAAGAAACGTACCTCCCGATGACACAAGTCACCCCCGCCATGGTCGCTGACGCCATCGACGCGCTGCTGGCGGCGAAGGGCTGGAAGGGCTGACTGATGTTCTTCGACGGCCGCTCTCTCGACTCTCTCGCCGACTCCCGAGACATCGCGGAGGACTTGCGGCTGACCCTGCAGCAGTGGCGGGAGAAGTGGCGGCGCTGGGTTGACTACCACGGGATGGTGCCGGACGACGAAGATATCACCAGCTTCTTGGATGAGATCGACGGCATTCTAGCAGGGCAGATCAAATCTGCCAAGGAAGCCGAAGAGTTTTCACCGGAAGCCCGTGACGAGCAAGAGCACACCGACCGCGAGCGGCGGATAATCAGGGACGCACAGGCGTAGGAGCCGGGGATGGTAGCGGTTACGAAAGAGCATTTGGACAAACTCTTGGACGCCTTTGTTCCATTGATGAAATTTGGCCTACAGGAACAGGATATTTCCGTGCCAGTAAGCCCAAACTGCATGGCAACCGTGCGGTTTTCCGGCACGCCATCGCGCGGCGCGATCAGAAACCTATGCGAAACGCTCAAAATGCTGGAGCCGCACTTTACGGAGTCAGAAGAAGAGGTTTTCACAAAAGAGGCATTCAAAAGGCTGTCGCTGGAGGCTCTGGAGCTAGCGGCCTCGACGCCGAAGGAGCAGCCATGACCGGCACCGCCGCAGCCGTCACCTTCCTGACCGTTTCGGCCGGGCTGCTGCTGGGCTTGGCTGTGCATGTGGTGCGGTGGTGGCGATGAAACTTAAACCGGCAGCCCGGGGCACGCTAGAGCTAATCGGCTCTGGACGTGCTGTGATCGAGGTGGACCACAAGGCTCATTGCGGACGAGTCGATACGATCGACGGAGTAACCATCCGCGACCCAGAATTTCCCGACAGGAAAATGCTGCTGCCAGGAGTTTGGACATTATTCCAGGCCGGTTTAATCGACGCCTTTGGCTTGATCACAGAAGCCGGGCAGCGCGCCCGGGAGGACAGCGAGAAATGAAATTCAGCGATGAAACCGCCGCCCGCCTGCTGGCCCACGGCATGGCTCCGGTTAACGCCAGCCACAAGGAAGAGGCGCGCCGCTCCGGCTTCACGGCAACGCTATACGGGCTGCTGGGGGCCGCCGTGCTGGTGCTGGCGCTGTGGTTCGGGGGGCTGTGATGGACAGCACGCAAGCACTCGACCGCGCGGCCCTGGGCATTCTCAGCTCGTGCCATTCCATGCGGCTTTCGGTGGAGCGCGGCGGGCAACTGACCGGCGATGCCCGAAGGCATTTACTGCTCGCGCGGGCCTACATGGACGCCGTGTTGCGCGGGGACATCCCGGACGCGGCGAAGTGCTATGAGGCCATGTACACGGAGATGTATCGCAAGGGAGAGGCGGCATGAAACGGGCCAACCCAAACAATTTTTCCGGCGACGGCGCAAACGGCGGCTGCTTCTTTCAGATCGAATCCGATGGGATGCAGGAAGGGGCTGCATTTTTGGAAGTTGGCTGGTCATGCGTTCATGTCTATCGCGGCCTCATCCCCATAACTTGGCTGGCTGAATTGATCGCCATTGCTACTGCGCACGAGGGCGGCATAGCCGGTTTCTTGCGCGAACACGACTACGGCGACCCGAGCTATGCGCTTATGTGCGATCCGAAGATGCCAGAGGGAGACTGAGCATGAACGCAAGCGTACCACAGCCGGCCGGCATCGGCCATAATTCGCCCCCCGAGCCCACGCCATTCGAGCGCGTCCGTGACAGGATCAGCAACCTTTACGCTGAAGCGGCCATGTGGCTGGACGGCGAGCCCATCGCCACTCAGGGCCAGGCGGATGACTTGTCCAATTTGCTGAACATGATCCGCGATGCCAAGCAGGAAGCTGAGGAAGCGCGCAAGGCAGAGGCCAAGCCGTTCGATGACGGCAAGGCTGAGGTGCAGGCCAGGTATGCGCCGCTGATCGCCGATACCAAATCTGTCAAGGGCATGACGACGCTCGCCGTGGAGGCCTGCAAAAAGGCCTTGGCGCCGTGGCTGGAGAAGCTGGCGGACGAGAAGGAAGCCATCGCCCGCAAGGCCCGTGAGGAAGCCGACGCCCAGCGGCAGGCCGCCAAGGAAGCCGTCAGGGCCGCCCAGGCGGCTACGGACTTGGCCGCCAGGGAAGCGGCGGAGCAACGGCTGCAGGAAGCCAAGAAGGCCGAGGCGCTGGCGAAGAAGGCCGAGAGCGACACCGCGAAGTCCGGCGGCGGTGTGGGCCGGCGGGTATCTCTGCATACCTACTACATTGCGGAGATCCACGACCTGAAAGAGTTCGCCGGCCACGTCTGGACCAACTACCGGGATGACATACGGACGTACCTCGCCCAGCGGGCGCAGTGGCTTGTCGACCAGGGCAAGCGGGACATCCCCGGTGTCACAGTGAGAGAAGATAGGAGGGCTCAATAGATGGCCTATCATGGCACTTTCGCTCGGCACGAGCCGGGCAACTACGGCGGCAAGCTGATCGTCACGACCGACAAGGGCGAGTGGAAGATGGACAACAGCTTGCCGCAAGGCACGCCCCTGCCCGCCCCCGGGACTCCAGTCGCCTTCGAGGCCGAGAAGAAGGGCAACTACTGGAAATGCAAGAGCATGACGCCCGCGAACGGCGCGGCCTACCAGGCGCCCGTCCCGGCTGCCCCAGCGGCCCACTACCAAGCGCCGCCACCGGCTTACCAGCCGACGCCCAGCGCCGTGCAGGTGGACCAGAAGGATGTCCATATCTTCATCACGGGCGTGCTGCAGCGCTTCTATGCCCAGCAGGGCATGCCCACGGCCACCGGCGTCTATGACGACATCATGCGGCTCAAGAGCGCCTATCTGGCGGCCATGACGGGAGGCCCACGGCCACAGGCGCCGGGAGAAGCCCCCGCCCCCGGCGGCCCGCCCCCAGGGCACCCGGCCAATATGGATGACATCCCATGGACGGGGTGATCCCGGTTGACGAGCTGACCGAACGCTTCCGGCTGGCGGCCGAAGAATGGGCCGCCCGTGACGGCGAGGCGTGCCGGCTGGAGGAAATGAAAAAGATAATCTTCTCCGAGCTGGTCAACCAATCCGAAGCTTCCTCAGTGGCGGCCCGGGAACACGAGGCCTACGCGAATACGGTCTACCGCAGCCATATCGACGCCATGGTGACGGCGCGCTCGGCCGCGAACGTCGCGAAAGCCAAGATGCAGTCCATGCAGATGAAGTTCGAAATGTGGCGCACCAAGAACGCACCGCGCCGGGCCGAGATAGGAATCAGGTAGCAGCATGACCGCCATCACCACAGCCGGCCTAAATTTCCAGGCCATCGATTACGTGCAGTGGATTGCCTGGGCCGAGTGCGAGTACGCCCAGATCCGAGACGACTGGCCCGGCCCAGGGCTGCCATGGTGGCAAGCGGCTTACAAGCGCGGGCTGTCGCCAGAACAAGCCGCAAGAGAAGCGGAGCGCGACCATGGCTGACAAGCCCATCATTTTCAGCGGCCCAATGGTGCGCGCAATTCTGGACGGCCGCAAGACACAGACGCGGCGGGTGCTGAAAAAGCAGGACTGGACGGCCGGAATCATCCAGCGCTGGCCGCGGCAGAAAGCTGGTGTGCCTTACCAGTCCGGCGACCGCCTCTGGGTGCGCGAAGCCCTGAAACTCGATGAGAGCGATCATCTGCTCTATGCAGTCGATGAGGCCCCCGTGCCGCACGATTGTATCCCCGTTGGCTTCAGCGTCAGTCGGCGATCGGTGCCGGGCATGTTCATGTGTCGCTGGGCTTCGCGCCTTACGCTCCAGGTGAGCGCCGTCAAGGTCGAGCGGCTACAGGAGATCAGCGAAGAGGACGCGCTGGCGGAAGGGATAGAGCGGCTTCGCTTCCCTGACCGCGGCGATTGGGGATGGCCACAGCACCGGTTCCGCGTTCTCTGGGACTCCCCCAACGCCAAGCGCGGCCACGGCTGGGACAGCAACCCATGGGTGGTTGCGGTGACCTTCAAGCCGTACCTCTGCAATATCGACAAATTCAGCGGGCTGCCGCCAGAGACGGCGGCGAAGGAGGCGGACGATGCGGCTGAGTCCTAACTTGTCAACCAACAGGGCGCGGGCTGACTACCTCGAAAGCGTCCTCGAAGATATCAGGGCCAAGGTTCATGCGCACGGTAAATCTACGCTGACGCACGGCCTGCGCAACGAAATCCGAGACATGTGCGATTTGGCCCTGGCGCGAATGCGAAAGATGAGAGAGGCCGGCCGCGCCGCTCTCCAGGAGCAAGCCGATGACTGAGCAGAGCAACGCAAACTATCTCATATTGGCCGACAGGGCGGATGACCCGGGAGCCATGTCGGCGGCTATTTGCATCCTGGTGGCGCGTCTCGAAGCGGCGGAGGAACGGGCGAGCATGTTGCGTGCACGAGAGGCCACCCAGGGCAACCGCGCAGTGAGGGCAGAGGCCGCCCTTGCCAAAGCCGAGGCGGCCAACGTTGGGCTGCGGGAGGCGCTGGAGCAAATGGTGGACGAAAAAGTTGACTACATGCAAATCAACAAGCTCGGCAACCCAGAGGCTCAGCACACTATCAAAGCTGCCCGCAAAGCCCTCGCCACCCCCGCCCCTTCGCGTGTAGCCGATCTGGTGGCCGTCATGCGTCAAATCAAGCACCTCGTGAATGACAATCTGGAGCGCCTGCACCCAGACACAATTGAGCGAGAGATCAACCGCATTGCCGATCAAGCACTCGCGCCTTTCCCGGAGCCGGAGCCGGAGGTGAAAGATGGGTAAATGGACAGACGGTTCGCTCGAAGATGTTGCGCGGCTCATTGACCCGGAAGCCTTCGAGGACACGCCTTACCACGGCAGCAGCACATACGCGTATCGTCGTGAGTCGGCCTACCGCAGGGCGCGCGGGTATCTCGACTCGCTGGAGATAGCATTTGACACGACGCATCAGGCTGGCATCCGCCAGGGCCGCGTCAAGGAGCTGCTGGCGGTGGCGGAGTGGTGTGAGGCGGAGGCGGCGGAACAAGAGAACTATCGTATCCGTGCGGTCGCTAACGGCAATGAGCAGAGGGCGCTTGAGATGAAGTGCCGATCCCAGGGGTTGGACGCTTGCGCCACCCATTGCCGCGCAGAGGCGGCGGAGCTGGCGAGCGAGGGCGATGCTATAGAGGACAAGTCCAATGAGTGAAGGTCTGATCGGGCTATTTCTGGTCGTCGCTGGTGCTGCTGGGACATGGCGTAACTGGGCAGGCTGGGCCATTCTTGCTGGCATCGGTGGGGCCATGCTTACCGCCGCTGTGATGGACGCACTGCCATGACTGACTCCCTCCCCGCTCTCCTGGCCCGCCTGGAGGCTGCGGACGCGGGCAGCCGGGCGTTCTGGTGCCATGCGTGCGGCTACGTCGCCGTGGTGGCCCCGCATCATCACTCGACCGAACTGAGATCTTCCTTGCAAGACTGTAACCACCCGGCCGAGTGGGGCACGCCCGACGATTGCGCCGCAGCTATCCGCGCACAGGCGGCCCAAGCAGCAGAGAAGGAAGGATAGGAGATGGGCCAGACTTACGGACACACGCTTGAATACCAGACGGGGCGCACCTCTGTCAGCGGCGCTTCGTCTCCGCTGGTAGCCCGCGCGCACGTCTATGAGATTGCCATCAGGGCCGGCGACTACACGCCGCCGAAGCTACGGCGCCACTGGTGGCAGTTCTGGCGGCCGGCGGCATGGCCTCAGGGCGTCGCCGAAGCACTGGCGGCGATCCAGGAAGCCAAGGACGCCTAGCCCATGACCACCTGACATACGAGGAAGCGGCCGGCATTGAACGAAAGGATACCAGGCCATGGTGATGGACGTGCCGAAGCCCTTCACGGTGAAGCGGCTAGCCGAGCGTTGGGAATGCTCGGAGCAGCACGTCCGTGACCTTATCCACAGGCGGGAGGTGGTTGCCTTCAAGTGCGGCCGGCTGCTTAGAATAGCCGCTTCCGAAGTTGCGCGCTTCGAGGGCGGGGAATGCGGCGCAAGCTCTACAAGGGAAGCTGGTACGCCGTCTGGACAGAGGACGGCCGGACCCGGCGAGTCGCGCTTCGGACCAAGGATCGTGCGACTGCCGAACAGCGACTTGCCGATCTCCAGCGGCAACCGGTAGGAGATACCGTTGATGCCATCTATTCGGAATACGTCAAGGAACTGGCCGCCAAGGGTAAGGATGCCCCGCGCGCCAAAGAAGCCTGGAAAGCCCTGGAAAGACTTTTTGGCGCTCTCCGTCCTGATCAGGTCACCAAGAGCCTATGCCGGGCTTACGCCATTGAGCGGCGCCGCTACGGCCGGTCGGATGGCACGATCGCCAAGGAGCTGTCCTGCCTGCGGGCGGCCCTGAGATGGCAGAACAGGCACACCCCGGCCGATATCGAGCAGCCCAGGCGGCCACCGCCCCGCGAGCGCCGGCTGGCCAGGGCGGAGTACCGCCGGCTTCGGCTGGCAGCCAAGGCCGGGGGCCTGCACCTCTATGTCTTCGTGGTCCTGGGGGTTGCCACGGCGGGGCGGAAACAGGCCTTGCTGGACCTGACCTGGGATCGCGTGGACTTCGGGAGGGGGGAAATCAGGCTGGCGCACGGCCAGGGCGGGAAGGGACGGGCCACGGTGCCGATGACCAGGCATGCCCGCAGGGTGCTCAGGCTGGCCCACAGAGCCCGAGAGACAGTCTTTGTGGTCGAGTATGCCGGGAGGCCGGTCGGGTCGGTCAAGCGCGCCTTCGCCAGCGCCTGCCAGCGGGCGGGGCTGCCTGGCGTGACCCCGCACGTCCTGCGCCACACCGCAGCTGTCTGGATGGCCGAGGCCGGGGTGCCGATGGACGAGATAGCGCAGTACCTCGGCCACTCAGATCCCAGGATCACCTACCGGGTCTACGCCCGCTACTCCCCGAGCTATCTGCGCCGCGCCGCGGCAGCCCTGGAATAGGCAGTTCCCTCTGGGGAAAGGGCACCAAACGCCCCGGAAGTTCCTGTGCCGTTCATGGCCAAATAGGGCAGAAATGCCTGTACGCACTACAGTATATCAATATACTGGCTGACGGGAACTGCGTTCACACGGCAGGGGTCGCTGGTTCAATCCCAGCCGCGCCCACCAGACTTTCCAAGCAGTTAGCCGCAAAACAGGCAGTTCCCTTTGGTAGAATTTCACCATGGGAGCCGCCAGTGCTTACGAACGCGGAAATCTCTCGCTTCTGGGATAAGGTCGCCGTGCGCGGGCCGGATGACTGCTGGGAATGGCAGGCCGGTTGCTTCAAGCGTGGCTACGGCGCCTTTGCCTTCGATGGCCACAAGCCCGGCTATGCGCACCGCTTCTCCTACGAGCTGCACCACGGGCCGATCCCTGAGGGCATGCGTGTGCTGCACGAGTGCGACAACCCGCCGTGCGTCAACCCGAAGCACCTCAGGGCAGGCACCCAGAAGGACAACATCCAGGACGCCGTGAACAAGGACCGCTGGATGACCGAAGCGCGGCAGGCCCACCTGGAGAAGGTCGCCAGCGGCACGGTTGCCAGAGGCTCACATGGGCACTTTGAGCCGGGCTGGAAATGACCGGCCCGCCTAACCCCGGCTGTCCGGCAAGAGAGAGGTAGAGACATGGGATACCGAAATGAAGACGGCACTTGGCATGACAGGTGCCTAGAGAAAGTGCATCCGAATGAGCCCATTTTTGTTTTACGAGCGCAGGACAAGCTTGCGCCGGCGCTGGTGAGGGCGTGGGCCGATCTGGCGCGGTTGCACGGCTGCCCGCCCAGCAAGGTGAGTGAGGCCCACAAGACAGCCGACGCCATGGAAGTCTGGCAAGTTCGGAAGTTCCCAGACTAGCCCGCCCCGGCTCTGTCCTGCTGTTAGAGAGAGGTTGCTATGACGAAGGTGATAATGATTCAGGGGACCGCCTGCCAGGAGCACCAGTGCGGCACCTGCGGCGTGTGGTTCGCCATCCCTGACATCATCATTGATAGTTGCCGGCGCGAAGGCGGGTTTTTTAGTTGCCCCAATGGACATAGCCGCGGCTGGGAGAAAAAGGACTGCGAGACTGAGACCGATAAAATCCGCCGCGAGCGCGACAGGCTCCAGCAACGTCTTGCCCAGAAGGATGACGACATAGCTTTCCAGCGCGAGCAGCGAGCGGCGGCCGAACGCTCGGCCATCGCCTACAAGGGCCAAGCGACCCGCCTTCGCAAGCACGCCAAGGCCGGCACCTGCCCGTGCTGCAAGCGAACCTTCCGGCAGCTCGCCCTGCATATGAAGCACAAGCACCCGGACTTTTCGCCAGAGGCACCCGAGCTAAAGGTGGTGGCCGGCGGCAAGCCCGCCTAACCCCGGCTGTCCGGCAAGAGAGAGGTAGAGATGGCACACACAAGAGTGGACAACCCCTACAACAGTACGCCGTTTTCATCGTGCTGCGGCATAGCTTCGCAAGACGCAAACGGGCGGCCCGACGATCATTGCCATAAATGCGGGCAAGCAATGACGCACCACGATAATGGGCTGCCGCCACGTAAGCCGGGGCACTGCCTTATGTGCGGCAAAGCGTACTCGGTTTGCTACTGCTAACCCAGGCCCGCCTAGCACCCCTGGAGGAATGGCCATGACGGATGGAGACAGGCTGGCGGAGATCAAGGCGCGGCGGGAAACGTGGGGGATCCGCTATTTCTTGCCTGACGGCCGATATCAAACCGCCAAGCCGGACGTTGATTGGCTTCTAGCCGAGCTAGAGGCTGCGTGGAAGCGAAAGACGGAACTGAGCCAGGCTGCGGCCGATCTAGCCAGGCCTCACGATTGTGTACAGCGCGACGGGGTTACACCTCTAGTGCTCTATGTCAGCCCTGAGAACGCCGAAGAGGTGATTGCGGCCTTCCATGAAATCTACCCGAATTGCAAGACGGTGGAACTGCCATGACCACCCCCACCCCACCGGCCGGCCCGAGCCCAGCAGCCTTGGCGACAGCGCGGCAGATTGCCCACTTTCACAAGGGCTGCCAGAACGTGGCCGACGCTGGCGCGCTGATCCTGGACATCGCCCTCGCCCTTGACGCAGCGCGGCGGGAAGGGGCGGCCGGGGAGCGGGAGGAATGCGCGAGGGCGCTTTGCCTTCACTGTGCGGAAGGCGATACCCCTGGCGACTACGGCGAGCCATTCAACTGCTGCCATATGCGGGTGAGCCGCAACGGATTCCCTACCTATACAAAATGCGGCGCCGCCGTAATCCACGCCAGAGCTATAGATACCATTGGTGAGTGACGGTGAGATGGCAATCAGAATCAGAACAGTTGACGGCGTGCGCGTGGCCCTGTGCGCTGTCGAGAGCGATGCCAAGCTGGGCGACCTTTACCTAGACGACGGCGACCACTATGCCTTGGCCGCCAAGTTCCGGCGCGACTGGCAAGGGCAGGTGAACGACTTCGGCTATCCCGAGGAATGGGCCGCCATGGACACGCAAAAGGTACGCGACGCGCGGGAAGTTTTCAAGGAATTGGACGCACGCGCGCCGGCCGGGGATGCGACCGCCAAGGAGGAATAGCATGAACACCCAAGCACTCTGGCGCCTGATCGGCGAGGGCGTGGCGGGGGAGCGGCTGGGGCCACAATGTGGTGATCTGCCGGAACAGCGCCGGGAGCCGCCGCCCAAGACCTACACCGGCTGGCGCCTGGCGCCCATGGAGGAAGCCGACGATCTCGGCTGGTACTAGCCCGCCCCCGCCTATCAGCCATTGCTTTTCCGGGGGGAGTTGGGTAGGATGGGGGTGGTTGTGGCGACATGGCATTCGAGCCGGGAGGCAGTTGACAACTGTAGGCCCGGCCCATGGCGTCGGATCAAGTGATGGTCGGGAGGCCTGCGGTGCGAGTCCGCACAGACCGGGGTTAGTCACCGGCCCACAGCCAGCAAGCCCCGCCGGGCCGTAGCGCCAGCGGGGCTTCTGCTTGGGCGAACTGTTCGGAATTTCCGAAGAGTTGCCCCGCCCCTGCTCCGGCAGCACTCTCGGCCAGACCCGACCATTTTGCTGACGCCCGCAATATGGTCTTATGGTGGCACTCCAGGCCGGCCCACAACCAAAAAGCCACGTCTACTCAGGCGGCAGCACAGGCCCCACAGGCGGCTGCTCAACGGCCGCAGCCCTATCCAGGCAGATATCCGTCCAGGCCCCCCAGCGGTCCGCTGAGACGCCGTAGCGGTCGACCACGGCACCCACGGGGCTGGCCCGGCAGATGTACCACTCGGCGTTCTCGAGGCCGGCAGCGGCGGCTTCACGGCCCTGGGTGGCAATGCCCTGGCGGATCGCGTCGCCCTGGGGTGTCAGGCCGCAGCCGGCGAGCAGGAACAGGGCCAGCAGGGCGCCGGCCCAAGTACGGATAGGTCGCAGCATTTCAGAAATCCCTATGATGGTGGGCAGGACGAAACGGGGGGCTCACCAGCAGGCTCGGCAAGCCTGTCCGGTCACACTTAAGCTTGATTTTTCTGAGAGTTTCTCTATAGATAGTCGGGCTGAAGCGGCGCTCGCAACGCCAGCCTCAGCCCTAACCACACCAACCGATGGAGCCGGTTGCCATGGCTACTCTGACGCTATCTCTGCACGTCAAATCACTCAAGTCTGACATCGAGCGACGACTGTGGATCCTCACCGCGCCAGAGCCCAACTCCGGCTGCTGGCTTTGGACAGGCGCGGTTAATCCTCATGGATATGCAAAGATCAGAATCGATGGCACGGACTGGCTTGGCCACAGGCTCGCATATGAGCTTTTCGTCGGCCCCATTCCCCGCGGGTTAGAGTTGGACCACAAATGCCGCGTTCGAAGCTGCATAAATCCAGACCACATGGAGCCGGTGACGGGCCGCGAGAATATTCTGCGGGGTGAAAGCGTCTCGGCCCAGAACGCTCGGAAGACTCACTGTAACCACGGTCACAAGTTCATGCCCGAAAACACCTACGTTTACCCAAATGGCCACCGCGTCTGCAGGGCGTGTAAGAGACGCATTGACCGAACAAGATATGCCAAGCAAACAAGCGGGTAGCCGGCCGCACGGGAAAAGCTTGGCATTCGGGTACTCCTGTGCTAAGTGGTCAGGTATGGAATCACCGCTCGCCAGCAAACGAACGACACGGGGCTGACACAGCGCCCCGTTAGCTCAATTGGCAGAGCAGCGTCCTTGTAAGTCGCCGGGTCCGGGTTCGAATCCTCGGGCGGGGCTCCAGCCTTCAGAGGCCGACATGCGATCATCTAGTAGCCGCCGATACCGTCTCTTAGGAGAGTGAACCAGCAGGGATGCTGGCGACGGCTGCTACCCGTTCGGCACCTCACGGTGTGTGGCTCAAGACCACCGCTCTCCGCCAGGAGGGCGCCGCTGAATGGCCGGCAACTGGTCCCGAAAACCAGGGTAACCGCAAGGTTAGGGGTTCGATCCCTCCGCCCTCCGCCAACCTCCCCAAGGGCCTCTATCCGGCCGGCGGGCTGTAACCCCGTTGCTCACAATTGGCCGGTGGCTGGCGAGAGGTTCGATTCCTCGGAGGCTCACCAATGCGAGCGTGGCCAAACGGTAAAGGCAGCTCCCTCAAAAGGAGAAGACATGCAGGTTCGAATCCTGCCGCTCGCACCAGCGCCGGGGTAGCCCAACGGTAGGAGGCGGGTGCCTTAGGAGCATCACAGTGTCGGTTCGAATCCGACCCCCGGTACCAACAGCAGCCGGCCCCTCTTCGGAGCGGGCCGGTTGTGTTTTGGCCCGCCTTTGGTATAGTGGGGGCTGGCTTGTGGCGGCGCTGAAGGAAGCGCGCTCGGCAGTGGAAGTGAGGACCGCGACGACTGCCTGCCATGCGAACAAGCAGCGGGCGAGACAGTGAGCATAAGCCGGTTTCGAGTCCGGCCCACAGCCAGCAGCCGGCCCCTCCCCAAGAGCGGGCCGGTTCGCTTTAGGAATTTGTCATGGACCTAGGCCAAGAATGGGACGGCGTGCGGTGCTGGCTAGCCAACAACGGCTTTGCGGCGGCAGCGGAGCGACTTAAGCAGATTGCCAAAACCGGGACGCCAGAAGATGTTCTGCGCCGGCTTCAAGCCCAAGCCGCCCAAACTGCCGCATTCATGAGCCACCGGCCGGCCCCATTCCAGGGTCCGCCCCCGCCGCCAGCACGCGGCTTTTCGCTCAAAAAGAGGCTGGCCAAGGAACGCGAGAAACGCTTCCGCTGCGGTTGGGATGAAGCCAGCCCGTTCCTTACGCCAAAGATGCTGCAGGCGT